ATGGCTATCAACTGGTTTCGCAAACGCTACTCGGTCTACCTAGGCGACGGTCTCACGCATGTGGTGTCGTCATTGGAGAAGGCCCGCGACGTGCTGCTTGATCCTAAATGGCCGAAACACAATGGCAGAACGCAAAAACGCGCCATCGAGGCCGTTCTCGAAGGCGCGCCAGGAATCGACCCGGAAGATGCATTTGAAGCGGCGGCGGTTGACGCCGGCGTATTGGTCGATGAGCGTTAGTCGACGCCGCGGCTACGTAGATCCATCGCAGCAAGCCTAAGCCCTGCCGCGCTAGCGGCATGATGCCTTGCCGCATCCGCCGCCTTCGTCCGAATATCAGGGCCGACGCGCGGTTGGTCTGATGCTATTTCCCGACAGCCTCTTGCCGCCTTATCGTGCCAGCGGGCGGCTATTTCGTATGCATCTGCTTTGTTCATGACAAAGAGCCAACTGCCGCTAGGTAGGCGGATAAGGCCGCGCGCAATGCCTCGTTGAGATTGAACCCGCCATCGATAGAATAGTCCTCCGTGTCGATGCCGCGGTCATCTTGCCAGCCGTGATACAATCCATCCTCGCCTTCAAGCGCTGCTATGAACGCCGTTCGCGCAGCAAGAAGACCCTCAGCGTCGATTTTCATGATTTTTACCTCACGTCGGCATCTGGTCAGTCGCGCACTTCACGACAGGTTGCCTGATCGCGGCCCTGTCTGCGATCGCCTGCCCAATTCGGTTCGTGACGTCCTCAACCGCGACAGCAAAGTGGCCGGGATCTTCCCCGTCGTGCCGGCTGTAGTCCACCGCGAAATCACCGACCCGAAAATGATAGTCGGTTGCACTTCCGCGTAAATTTCGCCCCACACGGACAACGGCGTCGACACCAAACCTCATGACGAAGGATGTGATCGGGTCGTTGAAGATGATGGTCTCAGCCATCACAACATTTCCTTACGGACCGTCATTTGTCTTCTGACCTCGTCAGCAAGCGCGTCATAGTATGCCTGGTGTCGGAAGGATTTGATTTCGATGTGCTCAAGTGTCGGCTCTGGTGCGACTTCTCGGATGGGTACGCCATAGAGAGGGACATCAGCCCACATCACCAAATCGCCTGACGACTTCGCAAAATCATGAAGCGAAGCGATCCCCCGATCAATCTTTTCCTTCCACTCAGCGACGCTGGTCATGTCGCTACCAACCCAAACGCCTCGCACCACTTAGACCAGGCTCGTGCCAGCGCGTCTTTCGCTGCATCTTCCCTTCTGCACCAACCATAACCCTTTGTGATGTGCGCACCGCGGACGGCGCCGAGGTGCCAATGCCATCGGTCTGGCGCAATCTCTGAGATGTGCCCAACGACCTGGCCGTTCTGGCGGGCTGCACCCGCATCCCAATACAGCGTCATTTCGTCCACCTAGTCAGCGCGTTTTCGACCCCCGCGAAAAGGGTAACCAAGTCGCCATCGTTCTCCAAGACGACATCGGCAACAAACTCCTGCCGCTCGCTGGCATGATCGCCGGCGATTCCACCGCGGCCAACAATGCGGAAGATTTCGCCACCCATCTTACGGACGACCGCAGCCTCGTTGGGGAAGCGGCAATCGTCGACGACCACCCTACCCCGATTTTCAAGGACGTCATTGGCGGCCCGCTGCCAGAGGCCAATCCAGAAGTCCGCACCGATGCAGTTCCGCCCCCATTCGGTGCCCAGCGTTTGCATCGCATGACGGGGCGTCTTGCCACATAGAAGGGCGTGTGGCGCTTCCTTTGCGACGCCGTCGATGTCATGGGGGCTGAAGCCCAGCGCCGCCATAGCGGCCTTGAGCGGGCCAGCAAAGCGCAAGCGCGTGTAACCGTGCATATCAACCAGGTATTGCGCCGCCGTGCTTTTGCCACTTCCTGCGACACCCGCAAGGGCGACAACCTTCGGCAGATTATCATTGGCCGGTGGCGGTGGGCTTACGGTCGCGCCGAGAACCCTGTCGCAGAAACTGTCGCCGATGGGCTGGTTACCCCAAGGGGTGTATAGTTGAGCTGCTGATGCCACGCGTCAGTGACTCCATTTTACATTGAGGGATTTCATATCTTCAAGCGATACCCCGACATTGGCTGCCACAAGGGCGCACTGCGCCCATCCCAGCCACCTGCCAAGCTTCGCTTCCGAGAACGTTGGCGTCACGCGCGACAACATCGAGCGCAGATGCGCCAACCCGAGTTCGTTGCCGGGAAGTTCCGGCATGCCCGCGACCTGTGCGATGTGAACGGTTTCGCGGAAGGCTTCGTGCTGGTTCAAAGCTAGACGTCCTCCTTCACCCTGCGGCGTGGTGCACCTTCACGCACAGGCGTGGTGCGTCTCGGTCCCTCTGGTGCGTTGATCTTGAAATCCGGGTCAGCAGCTATTCGCCGGAAGATTGCTAGCGGATCTTTCACCAGCGGCCGGAAGCGCGATGCGCGGAACGGCATGTCCGCCGCACCGTACCCTTCAGGTCCATCATCGTTGCCGCGGTCGACTTCGATCAGCTTCACGCCGAGGAATTCCCCGTCAACATAGTGGGTGTACATGCCCACCCACCGAAGGGTATAGATTGCCCCCTCCCGAATGCCTTGATCGATGCTGACGTTATTGAACTTGTCATCGATGCAGACGACCTGCTGTCCGACGTAGAAGTGATTCATCGGGTTACCTCTGACCTGGAAGTCATGTCGACACTGCGGAGCAGTTCAACTGCACGATAGGCCGGCGAGCAGACGCAAGGCGTGAAAGCGCAGCTACCAGCGCACGACAAAAAGCCCTCGCGACCACCGGCATTCAAGGCCGCGTACAGCGCGTCGGCCGCCTTCGAGTACTCGCTGATCATCATGCCGCAAGCCTCGTGATCGCCATTTCGCGATCCAGTTTCCGATACAGGTCAAGGAAGTAGATTTCAGCGCGCTTCGGCTCCCATCGGTGTATCGTCAAACCGATCGGGTTGTTATAGCCAGCGGCCCACTCAGCGACGCAAGGCGCCATGTTGGCGCGCTCATCTGCGATGATGCGGCCGTCCAGTTCATGGACACATGGCGGCATTTCAGTTGGTAGTCCGAACCGCTCGCAGACCACCTTCATTACGCGCGCTTCGGCGGGCTGGTAGCCTTCCAGAAATGGCTTCACTGGTCGCGGGACATCAACCAGGTAGGCTTCGCTGGCATCGTGCATCAACGCCCATAGGCAAATCCAAGGCTCGGCACCCTGTTGGCGCAAGTAGCTTGCCAGAAGCCATGAGTGCTCAGCGACGCTATAGAAATCGATGCAGTGACCGGCGTATCGGCATTGCATCGACAGTGCGTGTGCTATGTCTTCGATCAAGACTTCCGACGCGCGAGGGTCCATCGGCCAGAATTGGCGACCGGTGAAAGTCTGCATCCAATCGCCACGACGAGGTTCAGGGAAAACCTTTCCGACGGCCGACGGCAGACCGTAGGTGTCAACCGGGACGATGCCAGCTTCAGCGAAGCCGTCGCGCGCTTCCGTGTTGCGAAACATCCGGGGCGCATTGTCGTTGGTTGGCGTGCCGGGTGCCACGCTCCACAGCATCTCTCGGCCATCATCAAGGATCACAGTCTGGCAACCATCCATGTCGCGTTTCGTCGCAATCACGCGAGCTTTCGGCAGATCAACTAACGGCCCGAAAGTGGTTTCGGCCCAGGTCTCCCGCGGTACGTACCGCTTCTCGACGGAACACCAGTCAAAGGATTCAGAGTTCGACATCTGCGGCCTCCAATTCATTGAGGCATCTGAACATCGTGCGACCCGATTTGAATTGCAGCGACGTATGCCAATGTCCGAAAAACCATTGTCTAGGCTGATGCAGATGGAACATCCGCTCCAGGGCCTGGCGCGTTCGACTGCCATATTCTTCAAATTTTCGCCGCCCAAGGTGGCATAGCATCAAGTCGGCGATGCTTTCCGGGTAATCGTGCGTGATGACGATTTCCGGTTTGATGGCGGCGTACTCGTCAATCATACGCTCAAGATCGGCGTAGCTACACTCTTCGTCCGCCCACCAATCGAAACCTTCTGTCCGGCAGACGCGATCGATGCTTACCGCGCCGCCTAGACAATACATGCCATCAACGGTCGTCCCGTCCGCTACCCAACGCGGATGCGATCGGCACGCGCCAGGACTATCGTGATTGCCGCGGATGAACAGGTGGCGTCCATCGGCATCCGGCAAAGGCGGAGTTCTAGGGAAGCCGATCCCCATATCCCCAACCTGAAGACTGAAGCTCACCTCGCGTATCAGATCGCGGTACCTTAGAAAGCGACCGTGAACATCGCCTATAATGCGGACGCTTGTCATTCCGCAAACGCCTTGCCTACCCGCACCAAATGGTGCCCCAAATCGGCACTCGCCAAATGCTTAGGGAAGCTGGATGGCGCGTCGTCGACCTTCTTAGCCAAGTCTTCAACGACTCGCTTGAATGCGGTCATCTGCTCCAGAAAGGCGTCGGTCACTGCCTTCAGTTCAGCACTGAAGGTTTCAAGTGTGAGCGGCTCGGTTGGTTTGTTGCCCGAGTTGAACAATGTAATCTCCGGGGTCTATTGGATAATTGTCGTTAGCGGCCTGCACATTTGGTAACCGCTCAAGGATGATGAGCTTGCGCCGTTTTGTGACTCCGCATTTCCGCCATCCAGCCTTTTGGAAACAAAAGCCAGGATTGCTGCTCTTCACTTTTTCAGCAGAGACGTAAGTGTAATGCCGTTCGCCAGGCCACTTCTGATCAGCTAGAGAATCTGCCTCTCGTATTAGTTCGCTAGATTTACGAGGTCCCTCGTTTCGAAATACTGCGCAGTTGACGCCTTTCTGGCCATCGGCGCTTATGAAGCGACGCCAAACAAAAAGGGCGCGCGCGTCAGCCGTGAGCATCACCATTTTTTCGCCTGGCCCGACGAACAATTTTGGTTGGCGCCCGTCTTTGTAGAAGTAGCGGCTGTAGTGGCGATCGAAGATGGAGCGCGCCGTGTCGTTGCCATCCTTGACCTCGATCCACCCGTCACCGAAAAGAAACGGCTGCTCCCACATCAAAAATCAAAGTGTGGGGTACCTGGCTTCGATTTCCATCGAAGGTGGATCCATCCTGCTGGCACGTAATGACTGACGCCCTGCGCGTCGAACAAACGATGCCCCCCGGAGTCACTGACATGTAGTTTTAGAGGATTCTGAATGGTGACCTCTACATTTGACTGGAAGACGTAGGAGCGCTGCTGTTCCGCACTGACATCCTTGAATACAAGATCAGATTTGTTGATAAATTCCATCTACATACCTCCTTCTCAGGCCGCTGCTTTGTTAGCGCTTGGGGTGTTATCGTTGGCAGCCGTGCGGCCTGCCACCATGCCAGGTGTCAAGGTCAGACGCGCCACCTCGCCAAAATCTGCGTGATAAGTGATCACTTTCGCCGATCGACCCGACAACCACCCGCCGTTCGCGGCGTAGGCGTCTGCCGCCGCAAGCGTTTCGTGACGCTCAACCTTCATCAGGTTCGTTGTCAGCAGAGCATCCGAATGCAGGTGTCCGAGGTGGGCATAGCTGTACTTGGTTCGGCCGTAGACCTCGCGGAACTTGCCGGCGAAGACGCTGTCCACGTTGTCAAGCTTCCGCTTATGGCCGTGGTGATAGAACAGAGAGACGTCGCCGTGCTCGAACATGTAGTAGGTGCCGGCGCCAGCATCGACCGTAACGCGTGGCTCGTCGTCGTAGAACGCCGCGAACATTTCGCGCAGCCACGCTTCGCTCGCCGGGTCGTGGTTCGCGTCGGCCATGATGACGTGCACACGATCGTGCTTTTCAAGCAGCATCTGGATGATGCGCCGCAACGACCGGATGACCACCCGAATGACCTTCGGAAGACGGCTGTCAGCATCCAAGATGTGGCCGCTCGTCGGCGTCTTCGATTCAAAGCCGTCGTGGTGCAGCAGGTCGCCGATCTGCGCCAGAATGGCGGTCGACGCATTAGGCGATGCCGCCACAGCCGCTCCGAACCAATCGAGTAGTAGCCGCTCTGCGATGTTAAGGTCGTAGTCGGCGCCTGTTTCCTCGCGCCACGACAGCATACCGAAGTGCAGGTCCGTGACGGTAAACTGGTTGACGAGGTCAGGGCGATTGAAGTTCCGGGGCACGTCCACAGGATGTGCGCGCGGCAGGTCTTCTTTAAACGCCTCGATAGCAGCGCGCATGGCCGCATGTTGGGCGGCTCTATCAGGCTCCACCCGCAGCCAATCCTGAATGACGCGACCTTCCGCATCACGATTGACCGTAATTTTGCCGGTGACGTGCGTCGGCGGAATCTCGTAGATTTCTCCGGGTGCCTTCACCTGCCTGACATAAGTGTCGCCGATCTTCTCTGACAGGCTTGAAATGACGTAGCCGGGCAGCGTCGCCGCCGGACCCATCATTCCGCGCTCCGCGGCGCGTGCCAACCTGTCGTGGAAGGTGGACCGAGCACATCCTGCGGCTGCCGCAGCAAGCCGCTCAGTGCCGTGCTCTTCGTAAAGGCGCACGGCCTCCATCAACGTCTCGTCTGAGAGTTTAGTCAAATGCAAGTTTCCAAATGTATAGGGAAGTTAGGGCGTTGACAGACCTGCCGACGACATCAGGCGACGATAGCGGCCGGTGCTCTTTATGCGGGCTCGAATTGCGTCAACGATCTCGCCGTGACGCATTAGTGTCGTGTCGAACACGACCCTCGCCTGTCCCACTTGGTTTACGTCGAACTCTGCGACGATGCTGTCTAGGATTTCAAACGGAATTATCAGGCAGCCGTTATGGACGCCCAGCACAGGCTGCTCAGGCGTAGCCAACTCCGATGACATGTCATTCATCAAGCCGCCTCCCGTTCCCTCTTGGGCTCGTTGTCGTTCTCAGCCAACACCTTGTAGGTGTGACTTGCGGCAGTCAGGAAGACGATCACGCCTTCGGGTTTTGCGAATCCCGGCGCAGCGACGGACCCTTCCGTCACGAGCTTGGTCATTGTCTCGTCGACCGCCGTTGTTGAGAAGTCACCGGCATACAACACCGGAACCACGCCGCAGCAGGCAGGCCGGTCATTCGACCAGCGACCAGCGTTGAATAGTGAGAAGCGGCGCTCTTTCAGGTCGTATCCACGCTGAATGCCGAGACCCCACCACTCGCCAAAATGGCGACCAACGCCGAGCTCACGCAATTCGTCGGTGTGCTTCTGCACCCACGCCGCGAAGCCAAAATTGTCGTTATCCGGAGTGATCCACCGATTGCGACTACCCGCGCGTACGCTGCCGTCTTCGCCAACGACAATCTGCGCATTCGTGCCGTCAATCTTTTCGGTGATGATGCAGCCGCGCTTAAGGCGCGGGATTTTCGGGAACGGAACGTATTTTTCTGCGCGACTATCGACAAACGACTTCCAATCATCCCAACCGCGGTCGAGAGTGGACCAATCGCCAGCGCGCCAAGCCTTTAGAAAAGGCTGCGTCTCGTGCAGATCCAAGGTGACCGCGAAGTCGATCGCCAAATTGAAATCCTCGTAGCGGTGCATCTCACCCTCCGACAGAAAATTCAGGTTGTTCGGCTTGCTTGGTTTCAGTGTCCGCGACCGGCGGCTCGCCGTCGAACTCGACGCCACCCGGCACGAGCTCGTCAGCATCGCCAGGCACGCGCGCGGTGACAGTCCCTTCCCCATCTAACGCCGCCTGCAGGTCGTTTGCGCTAGCTACTGAATAGGGCAGGACATAGTAGACGGCCGGCTGATTGGGCGACGCCAGCAACGCGTAGATTGCAACGTCGGGGACGATCTGCGCGCCCACTACGGTGTAATGGCCGGCAGGGGGTGACGTGAAACGGGGCTGCCCCAACGGCACGTACAAGGCGAGCGCTGCGGCAGCGATCGCAGGCGTCAGCGTCAGAGCCGCCAGCCGGCTTGATGCAAGCCAAGCGAATGCACACAGCAGTAGCGCCAACGCCAACCATGTCGTTGCAATGACCATTGTCATTTGCCCTTGCTCCGCAGTTTTTTGAAGACCTGGTGCGCGGATCCGGGAACGACCTGTCCGTTGTTATCAAGCGTGAATCTGACGACAGTCCGCTCTTGGTCCTGACGCAGGTCCAGCTTCGTCGCCACCAGCAACTTCATCGCATCAGCCGAAGCCCCGTAAGACACTTCGACGAAGACAGACACGGCTCCAAGCGGGAGTGAGTAACCATGGACGTTGATGATGTACTCGCCTGCCGGCGTCGAACGGGCGAACGCGTTCTCCATGTTGACCGGCGACAGCTCTCCGTCGATTCCGCGATCGTCTCGCAACAGGCTAAAGAGCTTCCCGCTTCGATTGCTGTAGCCTGTCGCCTTGTCCTGACCTGGACCAGTCACCCACAAGTCAACATCGCCTGGTCCTTCCGGCCAAGCTATCGCAACCGCGACTGAACCTGGCGGGCTGACCGTTACCGTATTCTGGTCAGTACGCGGGTTGATGCTGGACAAGGCCAACAACGCGTACGCGGAAAGAGCGAACACCGTCACCAGAAGGATGTCGACGTATGCCCAAAGCCAATCGTCCGCTGACTTTCCCATCCGACGCATCAGAAATCGCTCATTCGAATGACCGCTGTGGTGGCGACGATGCGGGCGTTGACCATCATCCAGAGCGCCAAGGACAAACCGACCAGCGACGAGCCGTATGCCGTTCCGACACCGGATAGCAGCTTACCGCCTGCCTCGCGGGCACCTTCAGGAGTGGCCATCGCCTCGACGCTGACTGAACCGAAGGCCGTGAGAATGCCCCACGCAGTTCCGACCACGCCAAGCACAAAGAGGGCTTTGACGACGACGTCCAAGTGCTCGGATTTAGCTATTGCAACCTCAACCTCGATGTCATCGTAGGCCCGTTGGATGCGCGACATCGCGACAAAAGATGCCGCCAGACCGTAGGCGAAGACGGTGGCGATGATTAGCACCACTCCGTGCCCTATGAACTGATCGAGATATCCCAGCCAAAATGCCCATGCCGCTGCACATAAACCAGCGACATTTGCGACGAAAAGTCGGATCATTTGGACGCCTTGTCGATTGAACGATATTGCGGGTCGGTGGGCACCCATTCGAAGAAGATTCCTTCGTGGACACTTCTTGCGCTGCGCTCGACAAATTCGAGCCACCGCACCTCGTTTGGACCTACCCGGACGGGGTACCATGCGAACCATCGTCGCCACTCAGCGAAATAGTTCCTCGCATCGTTTCGACGAAGGCTCGTCGACCGCCGGCGAAATTTCATTGTGCCCGCCCCAGCAACTGGCAAATGACGCTTGACGGAACCGCGAAGCCCATACCCCCCTCTCCGCCGCCGAAAACCATTGCGCCAGCCGTGATGCCGATAACGTCGCCAGCCTCATCGTAAACGGGTCCACCAGACATGCCCTGAATTGTGGTCATGTCTGTCACGAAAGCGGACTTCCACTTCTCAAGTCGCCGTTCGCCTCCCGAGACAAAGCCGTGCATAGTGATGAAATCGAAGCCGATCGGGTTTCCGGAAGCGGTGATGGCCTCTCCCACGACGACATCGCGACATTGCAGGTTTGCCGACCGAAAGCGCTTGCTGTTGTGGGGACGGATCACCGCAACATCGTATTCGGCATTCGACCAGAGAACGTCGCCGTTCTGCACGTCGCCTGCATCACTCTTGATCTTGACAGTCTTAGTCTGCGGCTGCACCACGTGAGCGGCAGTGATGATCACATCGTTCCCGATGTAGACCCCACTACCAACGCCACCCGATGTCTCGATGCGCACACTCGGCGCGGCCTGGGGCGATCTGTTCGCAGATGCATCAACGCCATTGGCGCAAGCACCAAGAAGTGCGCCCGCGATAGCCAAGATGGCGCCCGCTGCGACATTCGCAGCCAGGTTCGTGTTTATCAAGACTCACCCTTCAACGAGGTCGATAGGCAGGGTTGGGCGCCCAAGGCGCGATATCAAGGGCGAAAAGATCAACGCCCAATTCTGATTGGGTAAGTTTTGATTTCGGATTGCAAGGACAATCGAACCAACAAAAAAAGCCCGCCAACCTTTCGGCTGGCGGGCGATGCCGCCACTATGTGCGGCGGGACGGCGACTTCTGCTCGAAAACGCGATCAAGTCGTTCGTTGGTTCGATCAATCTTATCACCGACCGAATCGATGGCCTTCATGATGGCGGAAGTCTGCTCCTGCATTCCCGCCTTCGTGACATATGTCTCAGCGACATGCAGTTTATGTGCGGCAAGGTCGTGCTGTGCGCGTTCGCCCTTGTCACCGGCTTCATCAATCAACCCCCACATCCGCCAAAACGCACCCGCCAAGCCACCAATGACAGCCAGACCGAAAAGGATCACGCTCATTAATTCGGCGCCGGTCATGCCGACGACTTCACTACCATTCACTTATCATTTCCTAGGAGTTCTCGGAGTTTATCGTAAAAGCGCGCACACACCTGGACCTGCCTGTTCAGGCGATCCAATGCGGCCCGTTCGCGCTTGAGAATTGAGCGAATGTCTTCGCCCCTATTGAGCGCCGCATGTATTTCAGTCCTGCGACACACTTCCGGCCAAGCCGGCAAAGTAACGCCGGCCTCGGTGCGCCCCTTTCGGAACGCCGCCTCTTGGCTAGCGGTTACGCAACCACTCGACATCGCTGTCGCTAAGAGTACAGCGACGACCGGCATCAGCCAGCTTCTTTTCATATTCGGCGATTTCCTTTTCAAGGACCGCTTGTTCGGCACCTTGGACGCGGGCAGCGTTGTCTAGATCGCGCTGAAGTTCGGCCACCGCGCTTTCAGCGGCTCGACGCTGCCGCTCTTTCTCCGCCATCTGCGCAACCAACGAGTCGCGTTCAGCGGCGAGGACGTAACCCTTGACGGCATCACTGGCGACGCGATCGACCCGTCCGTCGACCAAGCCGGAAATAGCTTCGCCCACCACGGGTAGATTTCTCAGTGGACCGATCGGCGCGCCTTCATAGAAGACCAACATGCCGCCAGCCACAAGCACCCAAGTCGGGAGTGCAGCCAATAGGTATCGAAGGAAGAGGCTCATGGAGAAGCCCCTCCCTAGATCCCGGCTAGGCAGAGCTTCTGCTCTTCCGCGCGTCGCCTAACGAGGCCCTTCACTACTTTTCCACCGGCCTTGTTAAACAGCGGAATGCTGTTGCAGGCCCGCTTCAGATCGCCGGCATTAGCGAACCGCGCCACGCTGGATTTGCAGAATGCGCCGTTGCCGATGTTGTAAGCAAGAGACAGAAAGGCGACATAGGGCTTGTCCGGAACCTTGTCGGGAGCGCGGAGACATTTTCGCATTCCCGTTTCAAATTCGACCAGCGCATCGCCAAGCATTTCTTTGCACTCTTCGACCGAGTAGCTGTCACCCATTTTCACGCCGCGGGTTTCGCCGAAGCACACAGTCGGAATTCCGACAATGTCGCGATATGCCATCGTGCGCAGGCCTTCAAAGCTACCAACAATGCCAACAGCAAGGGAGCCGGCCACGGTTAAGCCGAGGCCAGCCTTTCGTAATCTACTCATCGGGAAGATCCTTCTGCGCGACGATCCGCGCCACGAAGGCGGCCATCGTCACGACCATAGAAAGCGCCGCGAAGGCGCCAGACGGTATGGGCAGTTCGCCTAGGAACGGCAGAACCACTTCAAGGCCAGACAGCAATCCGGCAAGCAATATCAGGCGGATGCTCCACGCCTTGCGGAGCACCTCACGCCAGTTGGGTAGCAGGCGCATCGTGTGGGAGGGAAATCCAGATGACGGACGTCGCCTAGAGAAGCGGGCGAACGTCGAGACGATTGAAGTTGGTGGACCTCGAGACAGCCCCTGGCCCGAACCGAACCAGCAGGTCGTCATCCGAGGTGGCTACGAATTCGAAGGTCAGCACGTAGCCTTCGAGGACGCCGTTGACGCGTTCTTCGAACATCCTCTCGTTGGAGAAGGTGCCTTCGCTGTAGCCGCTCGAGAGCGCGCCTCCGAAATAGTAGAGCAGCGTGGTTTGTGGCGTCGTCGCTCCGTCCCAGGTCTGCACCCGGACGTAGGAGTCTTGGTTTGGGGCCACCGGCGTGAACCGCACACGGATCTGGACCGCTTGGCCGCTTACCGCGCCCGCGGACAGGAACGTCTCCAGACCGCCGTAGTTGAGCGCGCCGCCGTTCGTTACGAGCGCGCCGGTGGACGACGCCCCGTCTTTGTTCGACCAGCTACCCGCGCCACGATTGCCCGGTGTTCCCACGACGATACTGTCGCCCAGCGTCGGCGCGCCAAAGGCTTCGAGGAAAGCTTTCTCGGCGAGCGGATAACGGCCGAAACTCAAGCGCGTCACGAAACCGGCGGCTTGGTCATTGTTGAAGTAGGAGTGCCAGTCCACGCGGTTAGCTTCGATGAACGCCGCCATCAACGCGATAAAAGCCGCGCCCTCCCCGTTCTGATCCGTTCCCCATTCGGGGATCGTGAACAGCTTTCCACGAGCAGCCGCGAAGGCAGCGGCCCAATTGATCCCCTTCTCCTTCGTGGTGGCGTACGCCCAAAAATCGGCGGCGCTCATCTCGATGGATGACAGGAAGTAGACGTCGCAGCCGATCGTGTCGACGAAAGCGTTACCAGGGTAGCAAGGCTCCGGGTCGTCGCCGTACCAGTTCACATTCCAATCGAACGTGAACCGCGGTGAGAGCCCTTTTGCCATTGCGTGCAGCCTACGCCAGGCGGCGACATAGTCCGATGCGAACTCGCCCTCGCTGCCGATCGACCACGGCCAACCCGTATTGTTTGGCTCGTAGCCGGGCCGAAGGGCGATCTCGCCGCCCCATGTGGCGTCGGCGAGGATGGCCTCGAGGATGTATGCCAGGTCTGCGTCATGCGCGCCGCCGGCAACATCTGCGAGCGGCGTGCCGTAGACCGTCAGCGGTATTGACCAGACTTTGCGCTTGTCGGTCTCGGCGTAGACCGTGATCCAGTCGTCGACCGACTGGCGTGCCGAGGCCCAACTGCCTTCATTGACGAAGGCCATCAAGAAGTCGGTCGGCACGCCCAGCCAGTCGTCCATCTGAGAGACGAGGTCCACGCCGGCCGACGAGAACACCGTCGCGCCTTGCAACCGCCGTGGCGCCGGCAGCGGCCGTGCGCGAGCGCCTCCATCGCCGGGATCGAATGCCCAGCCGTGTGAGAAGAGCGAGCGCATCAGTAGGCTGTGACCACGAGCACGACGGGAGAAAGTTGGCCCGCGACCAGCCGCGCATAGACGTTGCCCTCGGCGCCGTAGAACGGCATCGCCGGTGAGCGGTGGTTCAGGCTGTGGCCCGCGGCGAGAGAAGCAAGGTCGCCACCGGCGTCGGCCACTGCGAGTTCAACGGCGTAGCCGCTGCGCATCGAAACAAGAACTGTGGCCTGGCCGGAACTGATCGCGGTCCATGATGCCGTCGAAATGTCGACGGTATTTGTCTTAGAAGCCATTTTTGGCGGAACCCTGAAAAAGAAACCTAGTTCGTGTCAGTGAGGCCGTTGCGCTGGAAATCACCCCACGCGCTGGGCGGCGTGCCCGCACCATCAGGCCGCGGAGTTGGTGTTGGGGTGCCATTCTCATCGACGGTTACAGGCGTGTCGCCGTTCACCTCAGAACCACCTTGCCCGCTGGCGGAACGACCATCGTAAGCTTTGGCGCTGATCGCGGTTTTCAACCCCGACTTGTCGAAGGTGTGTGTAACCGTATCGATAATGAAAGGTCGTCCGTCTAAGCCGGGCCGTACGCCGCGAAACATCAGGGGCGCTCCAGCCACGATGGTAGGATCACCGACCACCGTCACGCGAGCAGTCCCCTCGCCGCGCCTGAGCGCTTTCGCGCGGGAATTGGCTGCCTTGTCGGCTTCCTCAAGACTGGCGAAGGGTTCAGTGATTCGATAGATCGCCTCGGCGTCGGCTTCATCAGTCGAGGCAGATACTTCGACCCGCTTCACCTCATTCTTGTCTTGCCAATAGCTAACGACCTTCGAGTATTTTGTGCGATCGTTTGCCTCGAATTCGCATGAACCTAGGACAATGATGTCCGGCGTCACAACCACGTTGCCGAGGGGGGAGCCTGCGGAAGCCAAACCGCTACCGCGACGCACAAAAACCAACTGGCCAGACTTCACCGCGAATAGTGCGTTATGTCGTTCCTCTAGTCGGCGCAGAAGGCTGACATTGCTCTCGTCCTGCTGCCCTATCCATGGGTAGACATAGTTAGCGATTGCAGGATCCACTCTGGCGGACAGACCCATCTCACCAGCAATGGTGGAGACGATCTCCCCGAGCCTTTTGTTGTCCCAATGACGCTCTTTACGGCGCTTGTGATCGCCCTTCCCGAGGTCGGCGGACTTACCAGAGATGGAAAGGCTATAGGGGAGGCATTTTGGTGTGACTTTGTCGATCTTGAAACGTCCAAGGGAACGTATTCCGGTCTCGCGGTAGCCCACTCGAATGTTAACAATGGCGCCGGTAGGAGGAAGGCTTAAGAAGTTGGGCGGCCCGTCATTCAGATCGATGCTGAAGGTATCAGAAATTACACCTTCCTTATCCGTCACGGTGCAAGAAATCAGGCGATCGTAGAAGCCACCGGCGACGGCGTTGCCGTCGACAGTCACCTCAATCTGAGGATGCATAGGCTAGTCCCAAAGATTGACTAGGGCTGGAAGCTGCGGCTTGGAATTGATGTCGGGCAAGTGAACGAGTGTGCCGATTGGTGGCAACGGCCCCAGCTCCGACAGGCCAGGATTGGCGACAAGCACCAGTTCCGTGACATCCCGCGTCCGTCCGTAGTGTCGATAGCAAACAAGATCAATCATCTCGCCTTGCTTGATGGCGTGGGTTTTGGGCATAGGGCTACCAGAGAATATCAATGACCTGGCGGATGAAGCCGCCGCTTCCGGCTGACTGATATCGCTTCAGCGCAATCTGGTAGGCGTTGCGATGTGCCCGCCCAAGCCGATCGATGAAACCTTTGTCTTCCGTCACACTCTGGACGGTAAACTGGCCGCCAACGAAACCAGCCGCGGCATCGCCTGAGACAAGAAATAGCGGTGTCCCGGCTTTCGCGGCAGATTTGATGCCGGCAAGGCTGGCCCCACCACCAAATTCTTCGGGGAACAGCACGCCCTTTATGGCGATCTCTTCCGACGTCGGCCCCGTCCACTGCTGCTGGTTAAGCGTTTGCGCGACCGCAATGTCTGCCCACGGAGTTTGCAAGTTGCTGCTGATATCTTGTAATCCGAACCCCAATGCTTCAAAAGCGAAGGGGCCGAGCGCCATTGGCGTCGGACCTGACATACTGCCTCGCGGAGGTTGGAGAATGGAGATTCTGCTAATCGTGCTTGTCGCCGCCGCTTTCGCGACGGGCTATCTGGCTGCGACCGCACTCGCGAAGTGGAAGGGCATGGGCACGGGCCATACGATTGGCCTTGCTGGGGGTGCGCTAGCCGTCCCGCCGCTTCTAATGAAGCGGCGGTCAGAGGGATTTCAATCGCCAGCCGGTTCCGGCGCGCAGGCGGCTGTAGCCACCTGCGCTTGGGCCCTGAACGTCGCTGCCATTGCATGGATCGCTTGGACGATTTACGCCCAGCCGTCGCTATAGCTTGCGTCCAATGCGGCCTTTACATCAGCCCCGACTGCATCGCCGACCGCCGCACCAATCGCAGACGGTGACGCGTTCGACGTGACGTTGACGGTCACATTCGTATGAATCTGTGGTGCCGGCGGCGGGTTGGTCATACGGACATCGGCCACGCCCGTTTGCTGCGTGCGAAGCGTCATAGACCGAAGTTCAGCGCCAAGGTCTTTGGTCGTGCCCGGCATTGGCCCAGATGGCATTGGCCGAACGTCACTCACGCCGCCGCGAGTCCTAGGGGGTTCGTAACCTGGTGCCCGCCATTCGCCCGTGGGAACCGTGTAGGGGCCGGTGATGCGATCAACGAGTTTCTGTAACGCTTCGCGGGACTGGCGATTGTTCTCCACCTGATCCGCGAAAGTATCGCCAGGCGTGTCGCCCAACGACTGTACGAGCGCACCGAAGGCAGCGAGAACGCTCGTTAACCCGAGGGTCTTCAGCCAACCGCCCTTCCCCGCCGCGATTGGCGGGGTGGGTGTGTTCGCGCCGCCGGGGTGCTTGCTTTTTGGATTGGCCGCATCGGCTACCTCCTCAGCGCCACCAGCAAGACCCGCCGCATTGGCGACCCACTTGCCACCCTTGCCCAGCGCCTTCAGGATGCCCACTGCGGCCTTCGCGCCGCTTAGCAGGTACAACGCCGCGGCAAGCTTGCGAACGGCCCCTGCGAACAAGCCAAGGCCGATAGCGGCCATTGCAAGCTTGAAGCCTTCCGCGCCCATGGACGCCGCGAAGCCAGTCAGCGGGTTATCGCGAACAGCGTCACTGATTTCCCGCACCGCAGCGCCAAACTCGCGGAACCGGGCGGCAATTGCGCCAAGTTCCTCACCAGCCGCGACGCCGTTCTTGCCGGCGATGCCGAAGATCGTGTCGCCAAGCGCCTTTAGGCCACCTGCGCTGCCCTCAAAACCAAGGCCACCCATGAAGCCGCCGAACGCGGACTGCACGCGGTCAAAAACCGTCACGCGCTTGTCGATCGTGTCGAAGATGTCGCTGAAGTAGTCAGCGACGCCCGCGATCGGCTCAAGCAAATTGGCACCGATTACCGTGCCGGCGTTCTGAACCCGAAGTTTCAGCGCCTTCAGGCGCTCGTCTGCATCCTGCATTCGGCGCGCGAAGGCTTCGGCAACCGTGCCGCTGGCGCGCTCGGCTTCGTCGCGTATTCGCAGGTAGTCCTTGAAGTCCGACAACATCGGTCGGACGAAGTCGAGCACCTGCTTGTCGCCAAACAACTGCCCGAGAAGGTCGGCCTGGCCACCCTTGGTCTTCTCGTCGACCAGCTTAATAAAGTGCTCCAGCGGGCTAATGCCCTGCTTGTGCGCCTTCTTCAGTTCTTTCGTGACATCGACGCCGAATTTCTTGAAGCGCTTCGAGACTTCCGGCGACATGATCTTGCCGAGGAAGTTCGCCATGTTGTTGGCGGCTGTGCTTGCGTCCCCTGCGCCACGACGGGCGATCTGCAGGGCGGCGGCCATATCAGTCACGCCCTTGACGCCCTGAATGCCCAACGTCTTCGCGCTCGCCGTAAGCTGCGGAAAGTACGTAGCCATGTCGCGCATTTCGAACGCGCCGGCATTACCGGCACTCGTCATGCTGTCGAGCATCTGCGCCACCTCGCTAGAGGCGACGCCCATGTTTTGCATGGTGGCGACCGTGGCCGCCGAAAGGTCGGTGATGGAAGACTTCGTCGCAGTCGCGGCCTGACCAATTGCCGGCATTGCGTTGGCGGCGTCCTTGACCGCCAGGCCCATCGTCACCATCGTATCGATGCCACCCAGGAGTTCGGTGGTCGTTTGATTGGTGGCCGGGGCCAGCTTAAGCATGCGCTGCCGGAGGCTATCCAATTGTGCGGCGCTTTGGTCGGACTTGATCCCGATTTCGGTAAGCTGCGCCTGCATGTTGCGGGCAGCGCCGACAGTTCCCTGAATGCCTTCGGTGACGCCTAGATAGGCGCCGCCGTAGACCATCAGTTGCCCGGCAAAGCCACGCATGCCGCCAAGCATGGCCATGTTGCCGCGATTGGTGCGATCGATCTGGCCATTCAGCCGGCGCAACGCGCCGCCGATGCCTGCCGCTGGACCGGTGACGCGGTCGATCAGCGACAGGATGAGTTTTGAGCTAAGGATACCCATGCACCCTATTCCGACTTAATGCCGATCAAGCCGCGCACGACCTCAAGTTCGGCCAGTGCAAATTCCGGCGTGTAACGATCGATGACGTTGCGGGGCGTGTGGGTTTCGCGCGCCAGGAAGACCGCGATCTGATGGAAGCTTATGCTTCGCCAGTCGCGGGCACGTCGTTTCCCAACAGGGCAGCCGTGGCTTCGTTGATGCGAAGAAAGTCGCGGGGCGCGATCTTTTTGGCTTCGAGATAAGTGATGCCTGCCATGCTTGCCAAAGTCGCGAGGACGGTGGCTGTCTGGTTGCCATTGCCAACCGCTTCGCCGGCAATCAGGTCGCCCATTTCAGGATCGCGGAAGGTCAGGCTTTTGACTTCGCCGTCCTTCGTTTGAAGGGGACGAGAGAGGGGTACGTTGATCAAGGTCGGAAGTCCCGTGATTATCTATCGGAGGGCGCTTGCTCAGCGACTACAGCAACAGTGCGTTGCGAACGCCCTGATACTGAGACGTGCCGTTGATCTTGATGTCGAAGTCGTCCATCTCGACCAATTCGTTGCCGTCAATCTCAAGCTTGTAGTAGTGAACGGCGCACTGGTAATCGTTCTCACCGACTTCACCAGGCTTCCAGTTTCCGGGGTCGGCCTGCTTCAAGAAGCCGCGCACAGTCATGACCGCCGAGTGCTCTTCACCGTTCTCATCAACAAGCGCGCCGGTGATCAGGAACAGCTTCTCAACGCCGGGTGCGAGTCCGAAAAGCGTCACCACCTGCGGATCCATGCCCGGCATCTTGAAGCTGAATTCAAGCTTCTCGTAGCCGAGATTGACCTCGCGCGGCTTGATCATGCCGGCGTTTCGCATCTCCTCGACTTTGGTCTGAGGGACGGGCGGCGTGACATCGCCGATCTGGCCAAGTTTGCTTACGCGGTCGGCCCAAAGCATGCAGTTGCGCAGCAAAAAGCGCGGAAGATTCGACATAATGTCGTCCTAGATTTTGGGAAGTGGGTGGGGTCGCCGTTGGCGACCCCGTCGCGCTTTAGGCGGCGAGTGTCAGAGGACCGTTTTCGATCGCCCCGCGCACCTCATCCAACATGAGCTGGTAGTAGAGAATGTTCCGGTGCGCGGTCAGGTGGATCTGCTCCATGATACCGACCGGCTCGAACTCGACGTTCAGGAAGACCTTCCCGTCCGCATTCAGGATCGGGGTGTTCAGGTCGGACAGCCAGACTCTGCCACCAAGGATGTCGTCGTTGTTCTTGAAGACGCGAAGGGCGGCATTGCCGTCCTCGACTATCATCTTCAAATTGCCCTTGGTAAACTTGCGGTCGACGTAGACGAAATAGAGGTCCTCAAGGGCCTCGTTGATCATGTCCGCCGTGGCTCGAACGCTGTCGAACGACCAAATGAGGTCGTCCGTGGCTAGCCGCGAACCCCACGTACGGAAGCCGCCACGCTCATTGATGATCGTGTTGACGTGCCGTTCGTTGAGGTAATTGCTATCGACCGGATAGTGGATAGTGCGGGCTACGCCGTCGATCGTGCGAATGATCTTGTTCGAGACCGAACCCGAGACACCTTCACTGGACGCGACGACGCGCGCCCGCACACCCGCCCACACTGGTGCAGATGGTTTCTGCACCGGCACGTTGTTGACGTTTTTCAACGTCTTCGGATCGATAGGCAGGATACGGTTGCTGTTGATCGTGTTGCGCCAGCGCACCGCCTCTTCGTTCGAAGTGTTTGGACCCTCGACATAAGCTCGAGCGCGAACGCCCGGCGTGTGGACTACGGTCTGCAGCGCAGAGATGAACGCATTTGCAACATCGCCGAGATTGGCCGTGGCTGACGCACCCGTTCCACCGCCACCGGTAAAGGCAACGGTCGGGATGGCATCAAAGCCCTTGCCCGCGTCCGTCACGTTCACAGCGATGACCGGACCGCCGAGAACAGCAGTCAGCACGGCAAGCGTGCCACCACCACCGGACAACGTCACGGTTGGTGCGCTGGTGTAACCAGAGCCGGGATTGGTGATCGTGATCGCATTGATGGCGCCACCGGATACGGCGCACGTCGCCGTCGCCTGTACGCCGTTCTCACCGCTAGGTGCCGAGATCGAAATGGTTGGCGCCGTCGCATAATCCTGACCAGCATTGGTGATGGTCAGCGACGCGACTTTGTGCTTGTTGATCACCGCAGTCGCGGCTGCGGTTTCCTCAGGCGTGCCCCCGGCAAACGAGACGGTAGGGGCGCTAGTGTAGTTGTTGCCACCGTTCGTCAGCGTGACAGAAACAACACCATCCTCGATGTAGGTTCCCGTGTTACCTTCGGTGATGATGACGCGCGGCTTGATGCCAAGAAGACCCTTCACACGCAACAGCGCATAGACACCAGTGCGATCCGAAGCATCGCCGATCAGATTGTCTTGCTTCTCATTGGCGTTGGCGCCAGCCGCGACGCGATTGACGACAGCGTAAGTGCCACCCTCACCAAAATACGTCTCAAGGGACTCTTTCAGCCAGCCAGCGCCAAGTAGCGCCACCTGCGACAGTGACGTCACCAGTTTCGGGGTATCGATCGGATAGGAAGCAGGGTCTGCATCAGGCGCGGTCCCGTTCAAGAACGTCACACCGAAATTAGACACACGGAGGATGGACGGCGTGTTGGCGCTCTCTTCGAGCTTTACGCCATGCCAGTAGGAAAGGTCGGCCACGCGGGGCGCTCCTTGGAAAAGAAAAAGCCCGCCGGGTGAGGGCAGGCTTTGGGATGGACAGAAATTGGCGGCTTCGGCGGACTAGGTCGGCCAGCCTTGGGTGATGTCGATCGCGTCGAGGTCTTCTTCGTCTTCGGCAGCGAGCACGAGATCCTTCAGGTCTCGGCCCTGCTGCCGGATCTGCGCGTACCGGTCGCCAACCATCGCGGCCAAACCGAGCGCTTCCTGCGGGGTCGCCAGGGGGATGCGAACATTCTCCTTGGTGATCCAGCCTTGCTGGTAGCTCTCGGGCCAGGGGATGGCCGAGGACGCGGCGGCGAGAGCCGTCGTGCCCATAGCCGTCAGGTCAGCGCGTGAGCCGTCGTCGAGCGCGACGTGCAGAACGACCTCAGGCGCGACTTCGACAGGCGCGCCGGCGTCGAGTTCGACGGCCACGCGGTCATTAACGGCCGCGAGCTTGGCCGCCTGAAGTTCGCTGAAAGTCGGCGGTGGCAGCGTCGGAAACACGTCCTCGACCGGAAGCAGAATCTCGACGCCATCGCGGTAGACGCTGACTGTTTCCGTCATGCCGGCCTCCGCAGCGAGTAGAGTGTCGCGATGCACGACGCGATATTGCCGGCATTGAACTTGAGCCGAAGACCGTTGATCGCGGTCGTACCGGCCAAGCGTCCGGCGCCGGCAACACGAGCGATGTCACCGTTCGCGTTGACATAGGTGCCGTCAAACAGACACTGGAAATGCTGGGTTGCAGACGGTCGGAACACTTTCACAAGGCCCGACCATCCGACTTCGTTGGCAGCATTGCCGATGCTGTTGCCGCCGGTGATGTCGATGAAGTTGCCCGCGCCTCCGAAAGATGGCGGAGGACTCGGCGGATTGGCTGAGCTCTGCGTGTAGCCGATTGACGTGTATCCCGACGACAAAAACGTCGATCCGCCGTCCGTCGACACCACGAACTGCAGTCCAGAGCCATCAGACGACGGAATCGCGTTGTGGATCGCCAGCCAGAATTCATCGGAGGACGAATTGACGCCCGACACAAAGTCGAGCGCCGCCACCGGCGAGCTTACGACCTGGCGCGAGACGACCACCAGGCCGATCTTCGCGTCGGTCGCAAGGCGGTCGGTTTCAAGCGCGGCATCAAGCAGCCGGTTGACGTGCTCTGGCCCCATGGAGCCGGCGCGGAGACGTGTCGCAATCGTCATAGCGCGGACATCTCCTGCAGCTTGGAATTTGTGGCCAGGCCCGGCGAGTACGCGAAACGTCGGATCGTGCCGGAAAGCACATTGAGACCGGACTGAGTGGCGCCGAGGCGGAGCTGGTTCATCGCGCGTGAGGGATTGCCGCCGGTTGCAGTTACGGCCGCGCCACCGTTGAGAGACCCGGCAAGGTCACCGTCTTTCCAACGAAGCGCCACGTTGCATACGGCGAAGTCGCTGGCGACACCGAGGTTGATGCTCATGACAGCGACACCGCCGACATCGACCCTCGCCACGAGCGTCCTGTCCGACGATTGGCGAAAAAGCACGACGCGATTGTTAGCCGAGCCGTCCGAAAAATAAGCCAACGCCTGATTGCTGTTCACTATCGGGCCGAACATCCCCCGCACAAACACGGTGCCGGCCTCAGGCCGCACCTGCTGTGAGAAGTCCGTGCCGTTGATCAGCAGGACATCTGTCGCGCGCGATGCCGCGCTCCCGTTGGACCGCATGTACGAGGACGCCGAGAGCTTCGCCGGCTCGACCTGAAGACCCCATACGTACGGCTGATTTCCGCCTACACCTTCAATGTCGAGTCGCGCCGTCGAATGGAAAAAGCCGGAGCCGACGGGGCGAGCCAGAAGCTGCGCACTGAAATGATACCATCCGTTGGGAAGCGCGGTGCGAACGACGTTCTTTAGGTACGTCTGATCCGGGTTCGCGGCATCGAAATTGAAGTCGAAACTGCCGACGTCGAAGATGTTCCCGCCGTTGATCTCCTGCCACGGTTGCAGCCGGATGAAATTTTCCGAGCCCGTCCGTTTTGCGGCGAAGAACGATAGCGCAACCGAAGTCGCGCTCGCGCCATTGAACGTCATCACGGTCTCGCCAAGGGCGGGATAGTACGCACCCAAATCGCCACGCGGGTTGATTTTGGCGGCATCAAACACTGCGACTGCGGCGCTCCAGCCTTGGGCCGCCGTGATAGTTTCCGACTGAGTCAGCGCGTTGCTTGATGCTTCTTCAACCAGGGCGCCCCGCGCCACGCCATCGCGGTGCGCGATGCGCAAACCATAGCTGGTTGCGATCAAGCCTCTGGCGTCTTCGAACGCTCCGAGCGTACCGCCGCGCGCGAAACTGTTGTAAAGCAGCCCTTCCGGCGCTGATAAATCGAGATCGATCGTCGGAGTCAGGCCCGACTTCAGGATCGGGTCCAGCGCCAACGCCGAAGCGGCCGCGGCAGCCGCGCTGGCAGCCGCCGCATTTTTATCCGTTGCCACGGTGGCCTTGTCGGCCGCCACAGTAGCTTTGTCAGCAGCCACAAGGGCCTTGTCAGCAGCGACGGTTGCCTTGTCTGCGGCCACGGTGGCCTTATCGGCCGCCACAGTCGTCTTGTCGGCCGTGACGATCGCGCGGTCGGCAGCAGTCTGGCCAGCGGCCGTGACTGCTGCTGCGGCGTCAACTGTAACCTGCGCGCCGACTGAAACGACAGTGTCGCGAGCGGCGAGAACTGCATTGCGGATCGTTGCCAGGGGCGACAGCAGGTCGACCCATGCGCCCCATGAACCATCAGGGTTGCGTAGCCGGAAGAGCGTACCGTCCCATTCATGTTCGGGCACGTTGGCGCCGATCACGGCCTCGATGGCCGCCTGGCGGGCGATGATCGCCTGCTCGATCGCCTCGATTCGGTCCTCGACCGCGGTGTTGCGGCCTTCGGAATCCTGCACGCGCCGAAGTGCAAGCTGCACGGCGTCACGCGCCTGCTCGACCAAGGCGATCTGCGCCTCGGTCCACCAGATCTTGTCTTCGGCCACCGGGGTGTCCTTGCGTTAGTAGTAGAGGATGACGAGACCGCCGCCGCCTGGACCGTCGTTGTTCCAGCCGCCTCGGCCGCCGCCGCCAAACGTTGGCCCCGGCGTTCCGGTGTTGTGCGCGCCGCCTCCTATGCCGACGAAATCGGCGAAAAGCGTGCTGTCAATGAAGTCGTCGATATCCCAGAACTTCGGCATACGCCAAAGTATGCCGGTCCCGTCGACTATTCCGGGCGCGCCATCGCCCCAAGGCGAACCCGCCGATCCGCCGCACAACATCTGGGCGTTACTGACCGTGGAAAAACGGTCTCCGCCCTTGGTGTTGATGTCGCCGCCCGACCCTTGGCCGCCAACGGCGTTACCGCCGCCCGTCGCCTGCCAGGAAACGCTCCCGACACTCATTGACGAAGTGCCGCCAGCACGATTGCTCGGGCTGGTGTTGGAGCGGGGGCCAGCGGCGCCGACAACCACCGATATCGTGCTGCCGCGCGGAATCCAAAGCTCCTTGCGAGAAAAGCCGCCGCCGGTGCCGCTGCCGTTAATGGCGGAAGCATCATTCGCGCTGGAACCGCCGCTACCCGCGCCAAGAACGTCACCGCGGACCCGCACGAGCCCTCTGCGGTCCATCGGGATGTCTGTCGGGAGCGTGAAAGAAAAGCTGCCCGCGACAGGGAAAATCTTTCGACGCAGGAAGCCGTTTCCGCGACCGGCTGAGACGCCCTCGCCGTGCGCGATCAAATTGGGGTATCGGCTCATGATTTTAGCTCACCAACGGGTAGTCGTATTCGCCCCAGGCGACGACGTTGCAGTCCGCGCCTTCGACACGCGCGTAAGCCTTCTGGTTTGGGAGAAGAACAATCGGCCAATTCCGGATCGGCTCACCGGGCAAAAGGTAGGCGTCGTATTCGATGTAGTCTGCCGCGCTGGGGGTTGCCGAAGTGCCGATGAACAATCGGAGCTTCGTCGCGGCCACCCCCTTGTTGAGCACGTTGATGTGGCAACGCAGGGCAAGTTCGGCAGTCGCTTCCGCCACGGCGGCGTAGGTGTTCGCCGCCAGCGCAGTGCGCTTGTTGTATGGGGTTCCCATCCGATCACCAGTTCAGGTTGTACCAATTGACCATCTGACTGATGACGTTCTTGACGTAAGAGCGCGTCGCGTAGAGCACGCTGCCGCCGTCAATGATCGTCACCTCAGACGCGTTCGTGACCTCCATGATGAGTTTCATGGACAGGTCTTCCCCGAAGCCTTCGCCAGGCGTCGGCTTGTACTGCTCGGGGTATTTGCCGATTGCGAGCATCGTTCCGTCGTCAGCGTAGATGCCGACTTCGCGAATGGTGAACCCGCCCGCCTCCGCCGGCACGATCGTGTCGACGAAGATCCAATTGGCATGATCGGAGTGAATGCCGGCATCCGTGACCGGATGACGGTTCAACTCGTTGTAGAGTTCGGTTTCGTCGCCCGTCGGCGCAATCTCAGCGCCGTTTCCGTCGCCTATCGCGACCTCGGAGATCACGACCGGCGTCGAGTTGACCAACGCGTTCGCGAAGGCCGCCAGACCAGCGGCCGTCACCTTTACGTAAAAAGCCATTGGCTACGCCGCCTCGGGGTAAAGCGTCACGGTTCGCGTACGGCGCGCGCCCCACGCCGCGATGAACGGGGCTGGCGACCGCTGAGTGACGGATGTTTCGATGGCGTCCAACATTGAGCGGACGTTTTTTGCGGAGTTGATGAGGCGCTTCAGCGCCCGCATCTCTTCCCTATTCAGGGTGCTATTGCCCTGCTTTACGATTTTGACCCGGAACTTATACGGGTCACCGCCATACTGAAACCACTCGGTGATGTCGGTATCATAGTCGAGGTTTGCCAACGATCTTTTCAGGGCGTACGGAGTCCCCTTAGAACGATGGTAATCGAAGGAACCGGCGATGACGGCGCGCTTGTTCGCCTCGGGCCAACTCTCCAAATACTCGTCTACTGATCGATCCCAAGCGAGCCACGGCAGCAGGTCAGCTGGCGACATGTTGGCCAACACCGACCGACGAATGACGTCCATATCGACGTCAAGAAGTCGCGATTGGGCGCCAGAAAGCGCCTTCATCATACCCGTCGCGCTGGACGGGAGTAGATCGTCAGTATCCGCCATCAAGCTACCTCGGCCGTGACGGTGATCCCGGAGCACTTAGGCGCGGACCTAGCGCCTGTGACGACGTCAACCGCGGGTGACGTGATAATGACGTCGACCACCGGTGAGCGGCCCAGGTCATCGCTCACGTAGAGGGCGGCGGCCAATCGAGAGCGACGGATAGATTCGCCAATCGCATACTGATCTTCGACGTATGCGTGGACGGCGGCTTCAGCAGCCTGACGCACGACCTCGGCGCTCGAGCCAGGACGCACTTTGATGGTCGCCACTACCTCGTATTCACTGATCGTGGCACTCTCCACAATCACGCTATCGGTAAGCGGACGACGGATATCGGCACTTAGATACTCGGAGGCGACTTCCAACAATTCGGGGGACGCCGTACCGCCTTCCTCGCGCGACAAGATTGTGACGCGAACCTCACCGGGATCCACATCCTCACCGCTCTCAGGGCCGAATATCGCAGCATCCAACACGTCTTCGTGCGCGGTCAGCGCGTGATATAGGTAGGCGCCAGCAGGGCCGGCCGTTGACAGCGCCTCCCAGGCCAACTGTGCTCTAACCCGGAATTCGTCGTCGGACTCATAAACCGGTGCAATTGGCGGTGTTGTGTTGGGGTCGCCGACGTCAAGCAGTTTGCGAGCAACACCAAGCTCTGCCGCCTTGTTGTCGAGGTCCGTGCCCGTCGCGTATGCAAGAGTTGCCGCTTTGTACTTGTCATTGCCGACCTGCCGCACGATCATTTCGCGGTAGGCGCAGACCTGAAACACGATATTTATGACATCGGTTTCGAGGTCCAACGTGTTGATGATTGGGAGCGACGGCTGACGCACGCGCAAAGCGTTGTAGATTTCCAGAAAGGCCGCCTTACTTTCCGATAGGATCCGTTCGAACTCGACCTTCTCGATCGCGTTTGGCGCGGGAAGCAGGCTCAAGTTTATTGCGGAGAAGCGCGTCGACATCAGAGTGTTGCTCCCACAACGACGCGCAGGGATGCATCCTCGGCGACCGAGTAGTCGCCAAGGTGGCCGCGCGGAAAATAGAGGCCGAAAATCTCGATGGCCGTGACGCCAGTCGGCTCAAGCTTGGTGACCGAACCGCGCGCCATGCGAAAGCGCGGCTCCCATCGATGGATCGCTTCAGCCGCTGCAACGTAAATCAGAAGCACATTTCGCGGAGTCATCTTGCGGTCGACAATGTTCGGAATGTCCGAACCAAAATCGCGCCGCATGACGCGCGTGCCCTTGCGGGTGGTCAGAATGATTGTCAGGGATTGGGCAACGTGGTCCCAATCGGAAAGGGTGCCGATCTTCTCGGCGCCCATGCCCGTCGAGTCTGCCAAAAATTGGACTCCTGGAAGGAGATTAAGGAGTCGCGCCGGGAAACATCGTCTGCCAAATCGCGAAGTAATGGTTCTTCGCGTCGGCGCCATCGACTGAATAGCGTGTGCCGCCGGTGTCGGGATGCTCGGGCGGTGCGATCAAATAGCCGGTTGCGTATTTGGGGTAGTAGGCAGTCCACTCAAGCGGAGTGAATGTGTAACCGCTACCGCCGGCGTCGATACGCGTGACGCTGTCTGCGTGAATCTCCACGCGGGTTCCGCCATCTAACCGCACCAACGGCGCCGTCGTCGTGACGCTGTTCGCTTCGATACGAACGCGGTCACCGCCATTGTCAATGACGATGCCGGTTACGCCCGAGTCCGCCTTGATGACGAAGTCATCGCCTTCGAATTCCATGCGCACAACCCGGCCCGCGCCATCATCCAGAAGGATGGCGTTGCCTGTTAAAGTGGCCATAGATTAGCTCGCTACCGGCGGTGTGTAGACAGCAGATGGCGGCCAAATGCCGACCTCGCTGAAGATGCCGCCCGTGTCGTGAATTCCTTGGACGGCGTGCACGCGGCCAAGCACCTTTAGATTTCCGTCGACAACGACCAATGGCGAAACGATATCGGTGCGATTGTCCGCGATCGTGATGCGCACATCACCCTTTGTGATAACCGCTTCGGGGCCGTCATGGGGACGCGGATTGGCGTTCGAGGGCGTTGACATGTCGATGACTGCATCGGTCAAGTCACCGTTCTCCGACACCACATCGACCTGCTCACCGACTGTGGGCGGGATATGCGATTTAATGCCGCCGGCTGCGATCTCTTGCCAGGGAATCCAGCCCGTCAAGAATGGCTTGTCGTTCTGTCGAGACAGTTCAACGCGCGCCAGTCCTTTGGCGTGATCGACCTCAGCAATCTTGCCTGTTCGCCGCCGATTACGTGCTCGCCGCTTAAGTTCTTCCAGTTGGTGGAAAATCTCCACGATCTGATCGCGAAGCCTGCTGGAATTCATGGTCACGGTGACACCGGTGTCGCTGGCGCTGAATTGACCTCGACAAACTCGATATCAGCCTCGGCACCCTCCTGCGGCGTGATCAGCATAGCGTCGGCCTCACCCTTTGTGAGTCCGTATCGACGCAGCGCCAACTGCCAGGCGTGAGGGTCAGCATCCAAAAGGCCGCGAAGCAGCGCAACGCACTTGATCAGAGTCTCACCGCCCTGCGCTTCAGCCTTGGCGAAGAAAAGTGAAAGCGGATGCGTAGGCGCCAGAGCTACACCGCGCACAGGGTCTGTCCTCAGTGAGGCCACTACTTTCATCTGGTGAGCGGCAAGGCGCACGCCATTGTTATCGCCGGACGTCCGCAGCCTGTCGACTGATTCAAATCGATCCACAAACTTGCGAAAAATCTCAGCCCACTCGTTGGTGGGGTCCGTCAAGGCGTCTGAAACTTGTCGAAGGACCGCATCGAGATAGAGCTCAAAGACGTCATCGGTGCCCGGAATATCAACAGGCGCCAATACGGAGTTGCCGTCATCGTCTACGACGGTCTGCGTTGTGGCGACGCCAGCTTCAAACAGAAACTCTGTCACGCCGTTTGGCACGAGCCCGCGCTGCACCAAGTCCTCGCCCTTGACCTGCCCAGCATCTGTGTAAACGACGATGAAAAGCTTCTCTTCTTCGGTGCGCAATGCACCATCAGAAGTGACGTCGAACGCACCGATGCGGCTATCCAAGACATTGTTGCCTACCATTGTGCGCCCCTTAAGGGCCTCCACGGCGGCAATGCGGGCAGCGATGCGATGGACCGACATAGCCTATGCCTCGGACAGATGAACGATGATTCTGGTGTGCGTCCGGTCATCGACATAGACGACCTCAAACCAAGGCTGTCCCCGGCGCGACAAGGCACGAACCTTGTCTTTTTTCCGGATCACCGGACCGTCATAGGTCGCAGCATCGATGTGTAGCGTTGCCGGACTGGCGGCAACCGAGCCTTCCCACTCACTCGCGCGTCCCAACGGACTAACTTTCGAAGTGGTGCGCAGCGGCGCCTCCAGTTCGATATCCGTGCGATCAGGGTCGTTCTTCCCATCCTTCTTGAAGGCAATCCGGACGAGTTCGGCGAAGGCCGTGTCGACGGCCCTCACTGTTTTGTCACGCAACGAATGAAAACGCGCGGGAGCAATAGGCATCTGCGTTACTCCCGCGGTTTATCCGTTAGGTGTTCTTGGCGCGCAATAGCGAACCGGGACGCGTGCAGATGTGCAGTGTGTTCGTCTGCGTCTCGCCGTTGACGCCCTTGCCGTTGGCCATCGGCCACTGCTTGGCGTATCGAGCCTTACCGAGCGTATTGACGGTCTCGACGTAATCGGCGGGGCCGTAATAGGTGCGGAAGAGGCCCGGTACGCCCATCGGGACGAACTTCGCTTCGCCCGTGGCGATGCCGAGCAGTGCACCGTCGCCGGTGTCCTCAATCGCGCCGTAGTTCTCCCACACGATGCCGCCGAACTCGAACATCGGATTGTCGCCGCGGTTGCGACCGATGTACGACTCGCGAAGGATGCGCGCCTCACCCCAGCCGTGGTAGGTATCGCGAACTTCCTTGTGCGACAGAAGCTGGTCGAAGAACGTGTCGCCAACAAATGCGTGGAGGTAGTTGAAACCGATCCCGCGCAGCGACTTCTTTGCCTCACGAATCTTGGCGACGCATGCCTTTCGCAGAACACCTTCAGTTGGCGCGGCGTTGTCGAGATCGAAGTCCGTTTCAGCCGGCTGCGCAACACCGAACTCGGTAAACAAGTTGAGCGTGTCGCCGCCCTTGTAGGTAACAATGCCCTTGATGGCGCCAATGCGGCTATACTCATCCGTGAGGTCGAGGTCCTGCACGTTCAGAGCCAGCTTCTGGCCAACCACCTGCTGCACCGTCTGAAGCTGCGACTCGGAGCCATAGGCGCGGACGCCCTGAACCTCGTCAGCAATCACCGACCAGTCGCGCTGAAAATGCGGGATGGTGAGATTCTTCATCGTGCGCTTCGGCGTATCGCGCTGATCGCCGGGGCCACCACGAGGCGTCGGTGCAACAAGCTGAATGGTGTCGCCAACGCGCTCGATTGCGATAGTCAGCGTAGCGACGGAAGAAGTGGAGAAGAGACCGAGTTCGCCAAGGCGACCGGGACGATGCGCGACTTCGTTGACGGCATCAGTCAGCGCGACGACGCCGAAGGCGTCATCGTTAAAAATATCAAGCATGGAGGTTCCAAAAAGAAAAACCCCCGAACGCCATAGCGTCGAGGGCTCAAAAGGAATGGAAGGTGACTGCGCGCTTTAGCGCGAGATGATACCGACCGCGGCAAGCTGCGTGCGCTTGGCCGCCTTCTTAGTGTCGTCGTTCACAGTGGCGTCATAAGACAGCGCAAAGGTCTTGACCTCTGAGTCCCGCGTAATGGCCGAGACCTTCACATCAGCGGACGTCGCATCAACTTTGTATAGGTTGATCGCGACTGCAGTCTCGCCGCCATCGGAGCCGGTCGCCGTCGACGGCTTGTACTTGCCGCTGGCGGTGATCTTGGCCAGGACAGTGCCGGGCTCGATGACCCCAGCACCGGATACGATGGTGATCACGTCGCGGCTGCGGTGGCCGCTGGCCTCGGAAAAAAGAAACTCAGCCGCGTGACGGCCTTCGGTAAAAGTGGGCATATCGGTCGATCCAGATTACTTCGTGCCGTTGTTCAGCTTGGCCATCACATTGCCCCAACCATAGTTGGTGGCCTTGGCCGAGGCGGTGTGGGCGGGTGCAAGGTGCGCACCGGCAAGGCGGTTGGCCTCATATTCGGCGGCCGGGTCCGGCGCCGTGGCCACGGCAGGCGCAAGAGGTGTGGTCGCCGCAGGCGCTGTGGCCGTAGGCGATTCAGCGCCAGCAGGCGCTGCGGCAAGAACGTCCTTAATCTCGTCGACGGTCATCTTCGACAGATACAGCTTCTCGGCCAGCGCCTCGCGATTCTTGGCTTCCGGCAACGCGAGAATAGCGGCGCGACGCGCTCGGTCGTTCTTGACTGCGTCATCGGCAGCCGTCGCAGTTGCGGCAAGGTCGGCTTCAAGCTTCGCCTTGTCAGCCTTCAGGGTTGCCACTTCCGCGGCGAGGTTTTCATTCGGCATCAGGTCGATGTCCTCATGGGTAGGAGCGGCCGAAGCCGATTTGGTCTGATGGGTGGAAAGCTGCTCGGCCATCGACCAACCGTTGGCCTTCGACAGCGCGGCCAAGCGGCGCGGCGCGTTTGAATAGGCACGGTAGTCGAAGGCGGCTGCCTTGGCCGATGACTTAGTGGCGGTCTTTTTGCCCGCATGGTCTGCGAAGCCTGCGGCGACCGCCGCCTCTCCGTCGTACCAAGTTTCGGCCTTCATGATTTCGCGTGCTTCGGCGGGCGTCTTGCCGCTTCTGGACGCATAAATCCGCGCGTAGGCGACCGCATAAGCTTCAAGCTCTTCGATCGTCTTTGCGTGATCGGCGGAATTGCCGATGGTGATGTTAAGCGGGTCATGGATCATGAGCACCGCGCCATCGGCCATCGTGATGGTATCGCCCGCCATCGCAATCAGCGATGCCGCGCTAGCCGCAATGCCTTCGACAACGATGGCGACATCACCCTCGTACGAAACCAGAGCAGCATGGATGGCGGCACCTTCGGCAGCGATTCCGCCGCCGCTGTTGAGCCGAACCGTGATATCGCCATCCATTCTCGCCAGCGCAGCGACAAGCTGCGCGTGGGTAAAGCCGTCGTCGAACCAATCGGCGCCGACCGTACCGAGGAGGTGGACCTCCTGGCCATTGACTTGAATTGTCATGGATCGTTTCGCTAGTAGGGGCGACTGAAGCGCGCCCGGATGGCGTACCGTCGACGTCGTCCGGAGCACTGGCCCGAGTGGTAATCGATGAGCCGCTGCAACGCAGCCGTATCGGCCTTGTGATAGCGGATTTCGTCTTCGCCAAAGCGGACGACCTGCACACTGTCGCCAGTGATGATCGCAGTCAAAATGCCGGTTAGGCGCTCTGCCTCAGCGCAATGATCCACCATCAAGCCGCCCTCCGACTAGAATTGTCGTTCGCCGGCTGCATGGCCGCGCCGTCAGGACCACCCCCGCCGGTCGATCGGCCGAAGGGAACTGGAATGCCTCGCTTCGTGAGGTCCGCGATTTCCGCTTCCTGCTTCTCGCGGAGCGCGGCGGCATCCTTGCCCATCAGCATCGCTTCGTCCTCAAGCGTTGATAGCCCGGTTTCGATGCGAACTTTCGCCGCCATTGCCGATTTATAGTCATCGGCTGTCGGCTGGGCCGGCCCTGCCCACTCTGCGTTGCAGACCTTCTCGCGGTTGGCCGCAAACGCCTCGTAGCCACCCTTGAACGGGATCCTACCAGCGCCAATCATCTCGTCTAGCCACGGGTCGTATGCGCCCTGGCAGAACGGCGCAACAATGCGCGTCCGCCTCCGCATCACTAGCGGCCAAATAGACGAGATCGCCATCCGCACCGAGGAGTAGTTTGCGTTGGAATGATCCATCGCAAATGACTCGAAGGTCACACCCAACCGCCTCGCCATTTCGCGTTGCAGGTTTTGGCTGAACGGAATGTAGTTGCTGCCTGGCATCGACGTGGTGTGGAGTTCCAGCTCCTCACCCGGCCCAAGATGATTGATGCGGCCGTGGTCCGATAACGTGACGCCGTGGTCCTTCAGCGATGCAAGCCGCTGCTCCCACACTGCGAAGAGGTCATCGGCGAGCTCTGGCTCGTCGTCGGCCAATTCTCGAATGGCATCGAACGCTGCATCTGACGGCTCGGGCGACTTGATGGTTGCTGCGAACGCCGTCTGCAGGAGTGCCGTTGTCAACGTGGCGTCGGCGAGTTGGTCGTATTGGGCGGCCACCTTCAAGATGGGCGCCAAGACCGAGATGCCGCGCGGGCTGTCAGGGTTTTCACCGCGGTCAAACACGTGAATGACACGACGAAGCGGACCAGCCCATGCCGGGAGGTCAAAGTCGTAGTCCATTCCGCGCTGACGGCCGACGAACCGATACTGGTACGGCCGACCGTTGTCGTCGTGGAAGATGCCTTGGTCGAGACCGAGGTACTCGTTGGTTTCCCGCTTCAAACGATGCGGTGCCACAAGCGAAACCTTGGTGCCGGTCTTTCCGCCGTAGCGACGACGCTGGCGTGCCGACATGTAGTCGACCACGCCGACCGCCTCACCGCCGGCCAGGTAATAGCGCATCACGCCGTCTAGGTGATCGGCCAGCGTGGAGACCCCGCGAAAATCATACTCGCGAGGATTCCAGACATGGAGGTTCCACTCTTGCTCGACCAACTTGACCCATTCAGCGCGCTCCTTGTCATCGAAGCCCAGCGCCGACAGAACTGGCCGGGCCGACAACTTGATCTCATCGCCGATGGTGTCGGTAATGATCTGGTCAGCGGCGCCAGCAAGCCATCCACTGTTCTGAATGATGTCCCATGCCAAGGCCGAGGCCCGCTCAGCGGCATTGCGGACGTTGTCCGAGCCGTCGCGCGTCACAGCGCGGCGCATCGACAAAATGCCACTGCCGTTCTCACGCAAATACTGCGACCGCGCCGGACGCCGCGTTGCCGCACCATGCGACGGACGCCCCATGAGCCAATCAATGAACTTCATCGGTAGGCTCCCCACCGTTCCCGTTTGCGCAGCCGCTTGCGTTGCGGCAGCAAAACTTCGGCCGCGTCATCGTCGACGGGTGGCACGTTGTCGTTTACGGGCACGTTCTCAGCCGCAGGCGCGACTTCTGGCGACGTTTCAGTTGTGTCGCCGTCTTCGGCTATCGCCCGCTGCATCTCGGCCCGTGAAGGTGGCGCTTTGTCCAACTTGATCGGCAGAGACATGCGTGCCGCCAGCGCCAACACCAAGCAGTCCCAGGCCTCGTTGCGGGCTCCGGTGGTCTTCTTCTGCCACGACCGTATCGGCTTGTTCTTGACGTACTTGACGACGGCATGCTCGGATGTGAGCTGCTCGAAATAGTCCGCGCTGAGGCCTATCGCCGGAAAGTGCACAGCGCGTGCGGTCGGCGCGTTCATGTCCGGAACGATCGCAAGCCTGGACGAGATGTCGTCCTTGGCCGTGTCCACGCCGACAGTATAGATTTTGTCGCCCGTGTTCTTGGATCGCCCGGCCGTCTTCGGCCAGATCATGCGAGGCGCTTGCGGATTAGGATTTCCGCGACCGATGGTCGGATAGATCTTTCGCCGCTTTCGATCACGGCAGAATTTGTGCACCATCTCAGATCGGTGGCCCGCACTGTCGACACAGCCAGCCTTAGCGAAAAGCTTCCGCCCCTCGTCCGTCTCGCATGGTTCGGCAATCAGGCGATCAAAGCGTTCCCAAACCGGAGGCTTGGACGTGTCACCATGTAGCACTTCATGTCGGGCAACCCATGACTCGCTGTTCGCACCCCATCCGACGAACGTCACCTCAATGCGGTCGTCCTGAGTGTCCGCCCCGAAAGTCAGAAGGCGCACATCAGACGGCAACGTCTCGTGATTGTACGGTTCGCAGCGCGCCTTCAGAAGTTCAGGGTCGGTAACTTCGACCGCCTCCTCATAAGGAAGGCCGAGCACCAGGTTGATGAACGTCTGTTTGCGCTTCGGATCCTTGTAGACCTCGATCCATTCGGCAGCGAGGTGACGCCAAGCAGCATTCGGGAAAAGACTATAGGCTGACCAGATGTGAAAGCCCGCGTGCCCCTTCGACGGCTTCGAAGCCACCCACTCGCCAGCGTTAATCATCGCAAGCTTGTGATGCTCTTCAATCCGGCATCCGTCGCTTTCGCAACGAAAGTATGCCGTCTCCGTTAGGTGTTCACCGGTCTCAGATTTGTCCCACTTCAGATTTTCCCACTTGAGGGTCTGCCTATGCCCGCAGTGCGGGCAAGGAACGTGGTAGTGCCTCTGGTCGCTAAGCTCCCATGATTTCTCAATGCGGCTGACGCCTTTTATGGTCGGCGTCGACCCCAACAGAATCTTCCTGTTCCAAAAGCTCTCGGTGCGCTTCGTGCCGAGCGCGATCTGGTCGCCCTCATCACCAGCGCCCTGCGCCGGATAGCCATCGACCTCGTCGAATGCGACGATGCGGGCTGTGATGCGACGGAAACCGCCTGGCGCGTTTGCACCGACGAACGCCACGGATGCGCCATTGCGAAACAGGCGCTTCTCGACGCGTTGCGATGCATCCTTAGACTTCAGATCACCGGCAATGGCCGCCAGCACCGGGGTGTCGCGCAGCATGGGCGCGACTTCCGTGCGGCTGTAGTCCTCGGCATCTTCGACGCGAGGCTGCACCACAAGAATTGGCGCCGGGTCTTGATGAATGAAGTAGCCGACAACGTGATCGAGGATCTTCGTGTAGCCAACGCGGGCTGACTTCTTTACCGTGATCTTCTGCACGGACGGGTCGGTGACCGCGTCCATGATGCCGTCCTGATAGCGGAACGACTTGAACTTGCCCGCGTCGGCGCTCGTCTCAACGGAGAGGTAGGCGTACCTGTCCGCCCACTGGCTGACAGACAACTTCGGAGGAGGCTTTAAGGCCTCGTTGCCAGAACGGCGAAGCCTATCAAGGAGCCGGCTTGAACCGACCTTGTATCGACTCACGGAGTACCCCGTAGTCGTCTTCCCGAGGTGCATCGATCGTCAACTCGTTCAAGGCGGCGATCACTTCCTCGTCAATCATCTCCTTGATTTCCTCGGCTGAACGCAGCGCCACGAGGCGCGGAGCAACCTTCGACCCGATGTTCAGGAGACGATTGCGCACCAGCGCCAATTCACTAGCGACCGCCACCACAACATCATCGATCTCCGCGACGGAGCCGGCTTGGCGGTCATACTCAAGCTGTTTCAGCAGGGCGGCATAGTTCTCTTTGACGCGTTCGGCGTCGGCCTTTGACAGCAGCGCCTGGCCGTTGGCGACCATGCGTGCGAAAGCTTCTTCGACACCTGTGTCATCATCGCCATCTGTTACCTCCGGTAACAGAATGCCCTGCTTGCGAAGAGCTTTGTCGGAAGCATCGAAGTCAACTTCGTCGTCTTCCGTGAAAACCAACAGACCGCGCTGTTTCCAACCGGTCACGGTCTTTCGCGAGACCTCTCGGTGCGCCGCATAGGCGGCTTGATTGCCGGTCTCGCCGTTCAAGCTGTTACCCCCTTTTTGGGGTCTAAACCTACAGACATTTCGGGGCTCCGCGTCCGTAGGGGGTCAAAAGAAAGAAAAGGGTTCCTAACCGGAGGGGGGTCCCCTCCCTGTAGTGCTGTGTGTCCTAAGACACCACCCCCTTGGTGATCTGCCTGATGATGTGCTCCGCGCGCGGCTGCACTTCGGCTGCCTTGGACTGAAAGGCTTCAGCGATGCTGCCCTTCAGAACTTCCTCCGGGATGTACAATCCAGAGTCAGCTACCTTGATAGGCCATCGGCCCGCGCCGACACGTTCCATCACGTGGCCATTCCAGTTCGGCTTGTTCACGCGATTTGGCCACCAGCCTGCTCGCATGAATTTGCCTTTGAACACCTGCCTTTTGTTCCAAGGTGCAGCGGATGTACCTTTGCGGACTTCGCGCGCCTTGAAATACTTCAGGGCGACGTCACCGCCCCGCGTGTGTATGGTGTATGACAGCGTGCCCGGTGTGGAGCGTGTGCGCTTCGCAACGGCGCGTCGACCAGTGGCGGAAGACAATCCAGTTTGGCCAGGAATGGCACGACCTGTAGCGGTAGCTGCCTTGGCGCCTACGTCGTTGATAGCAAGGCTATAAGCGCGTTTGGCGCGGTTTTCCCCAAGGGTCCGCGCCGCACGCTCAAGCTTTTTGTGGCCATCGCCGACAAGGGTGACTTTGATAGTCACGCTTGCTCCAGTGCTTCATCCGGAAAGGTGGTCTCGTTCAGCTTGTCGCCGTCGAACCACGCGACATCGACATCGCCGCAATCGCAGGTGTCGAGAACGGTCATTTCGGGGCCGCCTGATACAAGGCGAACGACGTCTCCGACCTGGAGGGTATAGACATCATCAGTAGGTGGCGAAAGCCAGACCCTACCGCCTAGGATATTGTGCATCACTGTCTCCGTCAGTGCGAATTTTGGTCAAGGTGGTGGGACTAGAACCCACGTTCCGAGCTTCCAAAGCTCAGCGATTAGCCGCCATCTTCCACCCTGCAAGGGTGGGTCGCGGTCGGTCTTCGGCGCTCATTTGAAGATGCTCCCGAGAGAAGGCTGTACGGCGTTCCGTAGGGCGAGCCAGTATATTCGGGCCATCCCTTTGACTGCCGTGCATGACAGTACGGCGTCGCACTGGCGCAGAAGCGCGAGGGTGTCGTTTATGGTAATCTCCGCTTTGAAAGGAGACCGATTGTCGTGCAAATTTGCGCACTCGGTCCAACATGCGCGATGACTGGCAGGTCGCCTTATCGATGCGGTGCCAGCCGGAGGGTTGGTTGCGGGGGTCGGATTTGAACCGACGACCTCCAGCTTATGAGGCTGGCGAGCTACCGGGCTGCTCTACCCCGCATCATGCAATTGGTGGGCTTCCAAGGATTCGAACCTCACGGCACCGACCCGGCTTATATCTAGCCATCCGGGTTACAGCCGGACGCCGGGAAAGAAGCCCATAGCGCCGCCTTTGCAACCGCCGATGAATTGTTAGGGCCTTGCACCCCTATGTTCGGACGTCCTATCGCTTCACGTCTAAGCTTGGCCTGTCGGCCAAAAGGTGCCCGGCCATCAACCTTTCGGGAAGCCGGGCAAAGCACCCGTCAGCGCGTCGGAGAACCACGCGACAGGTGTGGACCGCGCCGGGCGCGGGACAATAGCGCCGGCAGTCGCTTGCCTATTATCCGCTCGCCGGGCGGGGCTATTTAGTTACCCCGCGCTGGGCGGGGTCGGTCGTCTTGAATGGCAGCGACGCACCGAACTGTGAAAGGGGTTGGCTGTCTTTTGGACATTGTCCGTGCCCTTCCCAAAGTTCGAAGCAAACTGGTTATACCCACCCTGTTAAGCCGCTAAGTCATTCCGCGTGACTTCGCCGATAGTGTCGCGCACCGTCACCAGCGCCATATGGATGATGGCCCGACCTGCGCCCATCGCACCCGCCCTGTTGTTGATGCCGGCGGCATTGCCCACTTCCTGAAGCGTCGCGCCGTCGATGCACGCCATTTCGAAAGGTTCGCACAGATGACCTAACTTGGCCTGCACGCGCGCAAGCTTCGCCTTGGCATCAATCATGTCGTTGACCGGCTTGTCTCCGTCCCATGCTTTCGGAACACGCACCGAGTTACGATTGGTGTCGGTTGCGTCATCAACAAAGGGCGGAACCTTCACTGTCGGTGGGATATTGACACCCGCAGCCGTCGACTGCCTCGCGTGCTTGTAGACGATGCGGCCATCTGGCTTGACGTAGGTGTGGCGGTCGACGGCCATTCCATCGCCCAGGCTGACACCTTTGCCACCAAGCAGCGCCTCGGACTTTGCCTGCTCATATACCCGTCGATACGCCATCGCATACTTGAGCAGTTCGGTGTTGCCTTCGGCGAGCAGAGCTTTCGCCAGTGGCCAATCGATATTGTCGTTCGCTGCAGATCCGTTCCACTCGGCGCCGAACGACGCACGAGCGCCGAGACGCTTGCGCTGAGCCGCGCAGGCTGCCCGTTCGTGTCTCTGGTAGTCTTCGCGCGACATCCTGGCCACGGCCATCCGGCCGTTGTCATTGGCAGCCTGCATAGGTCTAGGCATTCCTGTTTCGATGATGGTGATGCATGAATTGTCGCCATTCAGGCGACGGACGTCGAGGGCGATGATGAATTATCGTTGGATGTTATCCACGTGCGCACGAGCCGTTCCGCTTGATCGGCGGCATCAGAACGGTTGATGGCGCGAACAACGGCGACAGTGTGACCCAAGGATTTTAGTGCACGATGGCGAGTGACCTGGCTCGGCAGAAGGGCGGCTTCGCCTACCTTGTTCTCAATGAAGGCCACACGGGCGCCCAGCAGATAGACACGGACGTCGGGCTCACCCGCGGTCATTCCGGCAGCTATCGCTTGCGACCTCGCCTTGGGTCCACGACGTGCCGCATTCTGATCACCGGCGAGGAGGAACGTCTTGCCGTGTTCCGGCATCGCACGCAGCCGCTTGATCTGCTCGGCCTGCAACTCCCATTCCTCTGGCAGCGCCGGCTTAGTGGTGACCTTGCCGTTGGGGTTGGTTGTGATGGTGGTACGAACGCCGTTGACGCGGACGGTCTGCTGCGTGCGTCGGGTCGACGATTTGCGGTAGGGCATTGGGTGTCTTTCCGAATGCGATTTATAAGGTGGGCTTTCGGAAAGTCTGAAAGTCTGGATCGACATTCGTTCCGGAAAGTCTGAAAGGCGAAACCGGCATCCTTTCCAGAAAGTCGACTTTCTGATTTTTTAGCAGGAGAAAGTGTCGGAAAATCCTATAGGGGAATTTCCGACTTTCTACCTTTCGAGACTTTCCGACTTTCGCGAGATTTTCCGGGAGACTTTCGAAAGTCGACTTTCCGACTTTCCGGAGACTTTCGGGGAGACTTTCGAAAGTCTCTAAGCGAGACTTTCCGACTTTCCGGAGACTTTCTTAGAGACTTTCCGGGGCAGGATGGGTGAGGCAGGCGGGTGATTGGTGCCGATACTCGGGGACTAAAAAAGCGTACCCCGAAGGTAACGACTGCATCTGGATATATAGGAAAATCGAACGCTCAAATCAAAGCTCGACAATAGCGGCGGGTAGCGGTGCGCTATGGCGGCACGCTGGGATCGGCTAAGACTTCGGCTCTTGCTGTGACGCTATCTCGGCGTCTCTGGATTGCTTACTCCCGCCCCTCGAGGCGCGCACCAATCGCGACCTGTCGAGATGTGCCCACTGCTCCCCCGACTTGACGGCGGACACAGTTCTAATCGACACGCCGTAATCTGCAGCGATCATTCTGTAGGGTCGTGGATCTTCAATGATCGCGATTGCTTGTTTCTCGGAAAGGCGAGCGCCGGGGTGCAATTCCCCACCGCCAGAACGCTTCGGAGGCACGTTCTGCACCACGGTACGCAAAGCTGATACCTCATTTTTTTGTGAAGCACGTCATGCGGCGCGCCTTGCCTTAGCATACGAGTCTCTGGGCATCAAAAAAGAAAAGAGCCGCCCCCTTTTCGGGGGCGGCTCGTAGTCGTGTGGATGTACCGATTAGATAAAGTCGGTAGCGTCGATCGTACCGGAGAAGCCGGTGATCTCAACCAAGCCTTCACCGGCGTCCAGCGTGCCGTCACCGTCCACGTCCTGGATGATCCAGGAGCGACCGAAGAGATCGCCAGCATTCGCGGTGATGATCTGCACGTCGTTGGCCGCAGCTGTAGCGAGCAGAGCGTCGATATCCGCAGTGAACGACGCCGCGCTGATGCCGCCCTGAGCCTCAGCAATGACCGCACCAATAGCGTTGGCGAAGTCAATGGTATCATCGTCGAAGTTCATGTCGGTGATGGTGTCGGTCGCTGCCGTCTGGGTAGCCAGAGTAGCACCGCCGCCAGCGAGCGAACCCGTCACATTGAACGTGTCGTCGCCTGCACCGCCAGTCAGAACGTCCGCACCAGCCCCACCGTTGATGGTGTCGTCGCCGCCACCGCCGATGATGGTATCGATGCCGCCGCCGCCCGTGATGTTCAGGCGGAGGAACGGATTGGTCACCTGGCTGGCATCGACTTCGAGCTGAGTCGTAGCCGCAGGAACGATCTCGTTGTCACGAGCTTCGATCGTCAGGGTCTCCTCAAGGCCAGCCGAAGCCGTCTGCGAGGTGTTTACCAGACGCTCAACCGTTGCATCATCGAGCTGCAGGACGGAAGTCTGGATCGCTGCAGTGTCGTTGGTGAACAGCAGCTTTCCGACGTTCGAGATGTTGGCAAGGTCGCCGACAGTCACGACAGCCGAATTGCGGACTTCGATGATGTCGAGGTTCGCAAGGTTCGACGGAGCGTTGCCTGCACCAAGGAACATGCCGCCATCAATCACGGCCATGCCATTGATGTTGGCGTCGGCCAGGATGAAGCGATCCGACTCGATCGTAGCACCTTCAGCACCATCGAAGGTGAAGCTGTGCTGTGCGTCGAGGCCGCGGGCGTCGATCGTGATACCGTTATTGGCGAAGCCAAGGCCAGTACCCGTATCGTTGACACCGTCAGACAGGTCGTTGTCGTTGATGATGTTGACCACTCGGCCACCAGCGACATCAACGCCATTGCGGTTGATCATGTCGTTCGTGAGCAGAATGTTCTGAGCATTCTCGCCGTACTCGGTGTTGTCACCATCAGCGTCCTTGTCGTTGGCAGCAACGCCCACGCCAGCGAAACGGATGTACTCGAAGCCGGACACGTTGGTCCACTCCGACGCACCAAGGATCAGCTGCTTGCCATCGCCATCAAACAGGATGGTGTCAGTGCCTTCGCCAGCGGTGACAGTGTCGCTGATCGTCAGACCGGCGGTGCTGTCATTACGCAGATCGAAGATGACCGTGTCGTTACCCTTGCCGAACAGCAGCGACTGTCCACCGCCAGGCTGCGCAGCGCCATCGGCGTTGCGGAGAGTGTCGACGCGCAGAACGATGTCCCCGAGATAGGTAGAGCCATCGAACTTGGCGCCGCTGAAGCGGTCCATGTTCGGGCCGCTGGTTAGCACGTTCGCCGTATGACCAACGCCGCCGGCAGCATCGAACGGGCTCTGCGCGCTAGGATCATTGGCAAGGCCAGACTGATCCAGGTCGTAGGTGCCGCCGAAACCGCCGAAGCCGCCCGAGTCACGCGTATCGAAGTTCATGTAGGTGCCAGCAACACCACCGGTCAGCGTCAGCGTGCCGGTGATATCCGTCAAGCCACCGCCCTTGGCGTCGGTTGCGATTGCACCAGCGCCGAGCCGAACGGAGTTGGATTCCGAGTCGGTGTCGTTGATGGTGATGTTCTCAACGCCAGAAGTCTGGAGCTGAACGTTGAAGCGCGGGTCAGTGTTGATGCCCCGGTCTTCGTCATCAGCCTGATCAGTGATGTTCAGCTTGACAGTGTCGCTAGCCGTGTTGGTAGCCAACTGAGCAACGATGATGTTGCTGTCGATGCCATTGCTGCCAGTCGTGGAGTGCTGGACGGTGATCGCCTGAGCAAGCTCAGCCGACAGCTTCGTCAGGTGGGTGGTCAACTGCTCCGTCGCCGAAGTCCACGGACCGACGAAGTCCTGACCTTCGTTGCGGATCGTCACATCCTTGAGACCAGTGAAGAGCGACGTGTCAACCTTGATCAGGTCCGCAGCCGTGCCGAAGTCTTGGCCGCCACGAATGTCAAGATGCTCCAAGTTGGAGAAGCTGCCCTTGGTGACGCCAGCATAAACCTGCAGCGTATCCTCACCGCCGCCGCCGTCAACGACGTCACCGGCGCTATCTGCAACCGCCTGAAGACGGATGATGTCGTCCTGTGCTGTACCCGTAACCTTGAGGTCAACAGGGGCACCCGACGTGCCGTCCTTGGAGGCGCTGATTTCGTCGCCGATCGTAATATCGAGCGAGCCGGTGAGCGCAGAGGCATTGATCTCGCTCAGCGAGCCAGCAACGTTGTCCAGACCGGCGCCGTGACGAATAGCCTCGAGCTGGCCCGACGGACGAACGACATCGTCAGTGGTTCCGAGGGCGAGGTCCTGGTCACCCGAAATATTGACAGTCCGAATGTCCTCGCCAGAAATGTAACCGACGGCGTTGGCCGAACCAGTCGACTTCAGGTTGAGGGTCTCGAAGCCCTGCGAACCGTTGCCGTCCACGAAGATGTCTTCGAGGGTGACGTTGTTCACAGTCAGGTTGGCAATATCGGTCTCGCCCTGAAGGGCCTTGTCCACGAAGAAGAAGTGAACGTGGCTATTCTCGTCGTTGGAGTCGGTAACCGACAGATTGATGCCAGAGGCAGGCGCCTCCTGAATGTTGTAGGCTTCGAACAGGTTACCATCAACGCCACTAACGTTGATGTTCTTAACGCCCGTGGAATCCTGGAAATCCAGATAGCCGTCGAAGTTCAGGCGAACATCGACGTTAACCGTCTCGACGCCCTTAAGGGTCGGGTTGATGTCGTTGTCGCCGGTGTCAGCGTCGTTGACGAAGGTGAAGTTCAGGGTCGGGTTGGTGCCCGTGCCGGTGAGAACGTCATCGTCGTTCAGCGTGTTGACCTGGTCGGTGCCGCCCGGGGTGAAGCCGCGCGCTGCGGTGAACACGTTGCCCGAAACGATGTCGGTGCCTTCGGTCAGACGGATGCCGGTATCCGGATCGTCCTGGTCGAAGTGCGTGCCATCAGCCGTCTCGATCGGCGTGAACACAGCGCCGTTGGTCGGCAGCTGGGCCGAACCGTCGTCGATGGCAGCGCGGAGATCGTTCACCGCATCGCCGAGACCAGCGTCTTCCGTGACGAGGATCTTGAGCAGCGAGGCGAGACCGACGATGGCAGCGCCATCCGGGCCAGCAACGCCGCGCTCGGCGGCAACGCGGGCATAAAAGTCCTGCGCTTCAGCGCGGGTGAAGAAGGCACGGCCTTCGGCAGTCTGATTTGCCGACGGAACGTAGGCGTCATAGATAGCGCCCAGCTTGTCCGACAGCGTCGCGGCGCCGGCCGTGATCGCCTGGAACTTGGCGAGAGCAGCCGGGTTGCCCTGAACCAACGCGTTGGTCAGGTTGATGAAGATGTTTTCCTGGTTGAACGTGATGCTCGGGTTGTTCGAGCCGAAGTTCGTCGACTTCGCGTTGTTGATCAGGAAGACGAAGCCGTCGATGGAGGGGACGCCTCCAAGCAGGACCTCATAAGCAGCAGCGATGCCCGAAAAGGCATCTTGGTTCGCGTCTACAAGCGCGTCCAATTCAGCTAGGGTTGCCATATTTTCTCCTCGAGGAATGGAATCCTGCCGGTAACGACTCTGTCATTACCGACTGGTGCTTGTTTAGACGCTCCGAAAGTGACGTGTCAATCGCTCTTGACAGAAAAAAGTGCTGCTCTTAGGTTTGCTGTACACACCGCCTGCAGCGGGCGGCGAGAGAGCAACCAATATGGCAATCTATCAACAAAAACGTGATGACCCCGAGTCTGCGCAGTTGCGTAGGGATGGTGGCGCTTGGCTGAAGACAATGCGCGAGAAGGCTGGCCACACGCAACGATCGTTTGCTGCCGTCGTCGGCGCCGACTATTACACCTTCATCTCCCAGATTGAGAACGGTCGCGGGCGCGTCCCACCGGAGCGTTACGGAGTTTGGGCCGATGCGCTTGGCATGGATCGCCGGGAATTTATGAGGCGGTTGATGCGCTTCTACGATCCCCACGCATATGAGATGTTGTTCGCACCTGTGGTTGCGAACTCGGGATCGACGAAGGCTGAATAGCCGCAATTCATTGGGTTGAAGCAGGCTGCGCGTTCCAGAATGCGAGCCGTCCGCAGCTCGCTCCGCATTACGTCGGCTTGGCGGAAGCCCTGCATCGAAGGCTCCGCAGTCATGCGCTAGATGCCTGCCGGGGTTTATTCCGCCGTCATCAAATTACGCGACCAGAGAACCATACCAGTTTGCTCTGACAGCGTGGCGCGATTTGCCCGGTCTCTGCCCGGCGTGCCGGCAATTTCAGCCTTAGCACGCTCCAAAGCCTGCTGGAACGTCGCAACGACGAACTCATTTGACCTAGCTACGGTCACAAGCGGCTCACCATTCTCGCCACCAGCCCCGATCCTGAATATGTATGTGGGCATGGTAACCTCTCTAGATCCATCGACCATATAGGTGTGGCAGTCGGACAACGACAAGCCAGACGTAGCATTTTCAAACCGACAAAAGTGCCTCGATTACATATTGAAGGCCAATGCCTCCATTTCGCCCCGTGTTGGCGATAGCCCGGATCGGCCATTCAACAGGAGGATGAGATGCTCAGGTCGCTTCGTGCGCTAATGGTTTTCACCGTTCTTGCTTCGCCTGCCTTGGGCGCAGAACTAGATGATCACTATCAGCTAGAGGGAGCGAATCCTGGAGGGACCGGAAAATACCGCGGAAGCGTCCAGATCAGGGAAACTGGTGAGACCTACCAGGTGGCATGGACGATAGGGAATCAACAGTACGCCGGAACGGGCGTGCTCCAGGGTGATACTTTCTCCATAGTCTTTCAGCCGCGGAAGGGATCTGCCGGCATCGCCGTCTACAAGCTTAAGGGTGATGGCACGCTCGAGGGATCGTGGGCAAATCTCGCCGGCACTAAACTCGGTGCCGAGATATGGCGGCCAGACCAAGGGTTGTAGGACGACTATTTCAGGCGCTCGTGCAACGTAAGTCTTTCTTCTAACGGCCTTAGTCCATGTCCGGAACAGAGCCCGCCTGAAACAGCACGATGGGCTCGCCGTATTCCCCGATCTTCGGGTTGGCCTCACGCGACCACGCAATGACGCCGGCGTGCTTGCTGGCCAGCCCCTGCGCCGTGCGAATGGCGCGGTCCTCAGTCTGCTGCTCGGCCGGCCCGAATGCGGCCTGTAACTCGCCGTCTTCGTCCCTGTCGAACGCAGTCACGACGATCAGCTTCGGCATTTTCGGGGTGGGGAGAATGCTCGCCATGGTACGCGCTCCTTCTTGCGTCACTCGGGCTTGTGTTCGGTGCAAAACCAGATCGTGTCTTTGACGCTGTGACGGGGGAAGCCCCATGCTCCCCATCTGCCACAGCCAGGATGCTCGCAGTCGTGGAGGTACAGCCCGGTGGGTACGCGCCGCAGTTCTACCGTCTCACCTTCAGCCAGTGGCCGCGGCGCCTCATCACTCAATTCAGCCGCCCCGTGTCCTCATTGCTAACCCGGGCTAGGGCGCGCTCCAGCAGCCACGGCAGTTCGAACGGACTGGCGACATAAACGAACTCCTCGCCATCCAGGATGGCGAGGAGGAACTCGCTTTCGACATTCGGGCCATCCGCCGCCGGAAGCGGCGCGAACCAGACCGGCGCGGTCACGTCCTTGTCTTTCCATCCTATCTGCTCGAAGAGGTCGGATGCCTCCGTCAAACGGTCGGCGATATCGGAGCGGATGCTCTCCAGATACTCCTCCCCATTGTCGATCTCGAAATAGCTTTCGAGAAGCGTTTTGGCATCGAGCCAGCCGTTCAGGAAGAAATGCCGGACCTTGTATGCGTAGAGGGTCATGCTGCGATCACCTCTGGCGCCGGCACGATCTGCAGCAGATCGTCCGGAAGCGGCCGCTGGAGGGCCCTCGCCTGCTCCCAAGGCGCCGTGAGCCACAGCTCGACCTCTTCGCGGGTCGTGAGGATCACGGGCATTGCCTTTTCGTGGATCGGGCCGACGACGCCGTTGGGCTCCGTTGTGAGGAAGGCATAGAGGTCGGCTTTGATTAGGCCTTCGCGGACCTTCCGCACGCTTTCCCATTGCGGCAACCAGAGCCCGGCGAAGAAGAATAGCGGTCGGTCCCCATTGAGGGCGAACCAGGCGTTGGGCATGCGCTCACCCTCGACTTTGCTCTTCGGGTCCGGCTCGGCGAAGCTGGTGACGGGCACAACGGCGCGGTTCTCTATGCCCAGCCAGCGTTGCCAGTGCTTGCTGCTCGTGTTCCTTATGTTGGTCGTACCGCCATCGGGCTCCATCCGCAGGAGATCGTTGAAGGCGTCCCTGTCGATGGCGCGACCCTTCGCCCGCAGCTTGTCGGCGCGCTTCGACGTCGCGTCCATAAGCGCCTTGGATGACGAGGGCATGCCCCATCGCGTAAGGGCGAGCTCGCGGACGCCGTCGGTACCGTTCCGCACGATTGGCGCCGAATAGTCCGGGTAGACGTCCTGGGACGGCACCAGGTTGCCAACCATGTCCCGGAAGTAGCCGGAAAGCGCGCGGATCGCCTCCTGGTTGGTGGAGTGGTTGTAAAGGTTGCACATGCCGTGGTGGCCCTTGTTGGGAAGAGAGTCATAGACTCGGCAGTTGACTCCTACAAGGAATTTGTTCTCTCTCCGTTCCCATGCCCGAACCATATTGGCCGAAGCGGAAAGTCTCCTTCACGTTGATGGATGCGCACAAGGCGGGCGTCCTGCTGCGCGCGTTTTGCCGATATGACAAACAGGAGCGCTTCTTCCTGCCGGTCGACCTCGCGAAACTGTACGGCGACGTTGAGGTCGACGACGTCATGTATCTGATGAAATGCCGATGTGGACGCAGTTTGGATGTGGGAGGCGCCTATCTCACGGCCGAGCAGAAGCAGACGGTCAAGGTGCGTAGACTGCTCAAGGTCTATTACCAGCGACGATCGGTGTGGGAGGACGTGCCATACGTCAGCATAAAGATTCGCGATGAAGGCTAGTCAAAAGCGTGCTTTTGTATTTGATTTCTCGCGGCACGTGATTATTTTAACGCTGTCGCAGCTTGCCGAGATAGCCCATACAGTGATCGAATCATTTAATTTTCAGATATAGAAAAAGCGGGCGTTTGCAAACTTAACGCGACAGCAAACGCCAATCTTGGCCCAATTCCAATGGAGGTTTCCATGGATGTCGGGCTTATGGCCTCGATGATTAGCATAGCAGCCAGCATGGTGGGGATCATTGCTTCCCTGCTGGTAATACGCCGAGAAACACGGCGTTAAAACGTGAAAGGCCCGCCCCTCGAAATGGCGGGCCTTTTGCGCGCTAGACTGATAAATGTCTCGTTTCCCTGTCGGCTACGCCGCTGCCGGCAGCACCACCTTCGCCGGCTTACCGGTCCGGGTTGGCACGTAATCGTCAACCAATACGCCTTGATCGATGAGCGTTTTCAGCATTCGTGTCATGCGCTTCTTTTCGCCTTTGTCTTCAGCATCCACGCCAAGCACCCGTGCGATTGCGGCCCCAGCCCACGGTTTGCCCTGCGGCGCCGACTTCCATTCTTCACCGTTGCGAAGGACGTTCTTCAAGTCGGCGAGGTTCTGGTCGGTTAAACCCTCCATGATCTTGTCCGCGCCGGGCCAAGGGAACTCGTCGACCACACCTGCCGTGTCCGACACACCGCCGCCAAGGTTTCCAGTGCCACCCTTCCCCGGTCTAACCCCGCCATTCCCCAAGCTCACGGTCTCCAGTTTCCGCCACTTCAAGCCGCCCGACATTTTGGTCAGATTCGACTTGCCTTGGGTGATGCTGAAGTAGCTGAAGCGCTCGTCGGTGCGCACCATGGCTTCGACCGCTTGTTCTTCCGTCATACGGTTCAACACGCGCACGGAACGGGCAGCCCCGATAAGCGACACAGCGCCGCGCGCATCTTCGACGGTTGCTTCTCGGTCGGCGACCTTTCGAAGGTGATGCACGACATCGATGGAGCAGTTGGTGTAGTCAGCGATCTGTGCCCAAAGCTTGGCGACCTTGTCGATGGCGCCATTGTCATTTTCGTTGACGCCGTGGGTCGACACAAAAGGATCGATGATCATGACATCGATGCCATTCCGCTCGATTAGTTCGACAATGGCTTCAACCACAGGGACAACGATTTTCACGCCCTCTCGCTTGTCCTCTTTGGCGACGACCAGTTCCTGCTCGCGACCGGTGTCGAGAAACAGACGGCCTTCGAAGTCTGCGGGTTTCAGCTTGTAATGCAGGCACGCCGCCATGATGCGACGTTCCATTTCGTCACGTGGATCCTCCGCGTTAAACAGCCACACCTTGCGCTGTGGCGCCGCATCCATTCGCAGAATGCGCTTGCCGGATGTCATCGATAGCGCCTCGGCGATGCTGTTGCTGGTTTTGCCAAGGCCACCTGGCGACACCGTCACCGACACGTATTTGCGGATGTAGTGCGTGCCAAAAACGAAGTCGCGCCGCGGCAATGTGGCGGGATCGATCCATTTAAAGGGCGTGATGAAGATGGGCTGAGCAGACGAGGTGGTGCTTTCTTCCAACACTTCCGGTTGGACAGCGGGTAAAGTGTTGGAAGTCGTGTCCACGTCCGAAGTTTGTGTGGATTCTTCGGACATGGACGGTGTCGCAGTGATGATGCGAACACCATCGCTTTCGCCGCGCTTGGCGCGCGCCTTCGCCAGACCGCGTTCGATCATCTCGCTAATGTCGACAAGGCGCGTATTGTCGTTTGCGGCGAACTGCGACTCAGGAATGTGGCGTGGCTGCCGCTGTCCGGCGTCAAGCCCGCGCTTAATCTTCGCTCGCGTTTCGCGCTCGCCGTCTGTCTGCGCCACACCGCAGGCGATCGCGGCTTCATAGAGCTGATGTTCGGCAGTCCCTCGCTCCAGCACACCAGCGCCGACCAACTGGCCTAGATTGAAGGCGCTGCGGTTCAGCTGGTAGCCACGCCCGCCCTGCCCTGTCGTTGCAAGGTCATTTAGCTCCGCTTCGACGGCGCGTTCGACGTATGGCGTGTTTCTTCCGGGAGTATGCGTGTAGGCGCTCGTCGGCGCGGGCGTACGTTCTCGTGGGAGCACTAAGTCGAGTAGCCATTGTGGGGCATCCGCTATAGGCGTGCTGTCCATATGGTGACCGTCCAGCCAAGCATATTGACGGCCATCGGCCACGCGGCTGCCTGGTGCAATGATGTACCCGCCATCGCCACGCACGTCCACCGCGATGCCAAGTCCGCCGCGATTGCGAACCCCATCGACATGCCGAAAGAAGACATGCGTACCGCCCCCCATGGTTTTTGCACGGGCCGTCGTCGGGAGCGCACCATGCTTCGCTTCCATGTCGGCAAGCCAGTCATGGCCATCCCCGATGCCCGGCTTGATGTCCAGATCGAGAACCCATGCACCGATAGGAGCGCCGGTGGGCACTGCGGTCATCGCGTCGGGTTGGCGTTTCCACCATTCGCGAATTATGCGCTCGGTCTTGCTCGCGCCTCGAAAACCGTTCGGCGTGTATGGCGTCTTCGGCGCAAGGAATTCGCCCGTGTTGGGGTCCATCTCCTCTTTCGCGCGGGCCGGAAAGACCGGCCAACCACGCGCGATGTAGGAAAGTGCGAGGCACAATGGGGATTCCGTGTCGGCAACTTTTTCCACTTTTTCCATTCTAGAGCCCTTTACACACGCGTGTGTATTGTGTATATGTGTGTAGTCAATTAGGATGAATTCGATGCCTAGACCAAAACACCCATTGAAGCCCCGCGAACTGGTGAAGATGCTCAAGGCTGACGGATGGGTGTGGAAGCGCAATGGCCCCGGCGACCATGTCCAGTATGTTCACCCAACGAAACCGGGGCGGGCATCGGTTGACATGGGTGCGCGGGAGATACCACTTGGCACCCTTCGGCAAATCTACAGAAGCATTGGATGGGATTGGTAAGGAGACGAGAATGCCCTACGCATATGCACTCATCCACGAAGAGAACGGGTCATTCGGGATTTCTTTTCCCGATTTCCCCGGAGCGGTTACAGCCGGCGACAGCGAAGAAGACGTCATCCGCCGCGGAACGACTTTGCTGACTTTCCACGTTTCGGGAATGGTTGAAGATGGTGATGCCCTTCCCATGTTGCGGTCGCTGTCCGAATTGAAGGCCGATCCGACCTTTGTTGAAGGCAGTTCCGGAGCGGTCGTGGCCCTTGTGCCTTTTGAACTGCCAACGCGGGCTGTGCGCATCAACATTTCCATAGACGAGAACCTGTTAGCGTCGGTGGACAGAACGGCAGAGGCGAAAGGTCAGAGCCGTTCTGCATTTTTGGCAGATGCTGCCCGCGCGCGGTTACGCGAAGCAGTCTAGGCGGAGGAAGCGCAGAGGAATATTGTCGTTGTCAGCGTGCGGAATCAAAAAGGCGCACCTCCACTGCGAATGATTTGGCGCAAGCGGTCTGCGCATCCTTGCCATGCCGCCTTCACCAGCATGCGTTGCTCGTGCTCGTCGAACTCTGACAGCTCGGTCTTGCCACCGAGACTTTCGATGTAGTCGCCGACAGCATCCACGCCGCCATCGATCGCCTGCAGTTCGTATGGGTCGAACCTTCGAATCTCTTTGATGCGATCCACCAAAAGCGCGCACTCCTGGCACAGCCACTGAGGTTTCTGTCCACGGCGATCGATTCCGATGCCGATCGCGTGACGACCGCAGATGCATGCTGCCGGGTCATTATCGTAGTTCGGTTGTCCCGTCATTCCGCTACCAGGTGTTTGTTGTCATTCGCGGCGACGCACGCTGCCGCGGCCTTCTTGCCGTCGCCCTTCACGAAGACGAGGAGATTTTGGTGGGTCTTTCCAAGCTTCCGGCTCGCTCGGAATTGCTTACCGGTGCGCACGGGCAATGAGCCGGCCGGCGTGACCAGCACTGCTTCGTTGTAGAGGTAAAGCCCGCACTGCTTGAACAGGTCGATGGTGTCCCACGGAAAGCCGTAGTAGTTGCCGTCCTTGCCGCGGACGTCACCGACCACGAAGACCGCGAAGCGATTGTCTTTCAGCATCGCCGTCGAGCGTTGGATGATGTGGCCGTAAGCCCGTAAGAACTCTGGATATGGTAACGTCGATAGGTCCGCCGGGTCGTCGCTGTAGACTTCCAAGTCCGCGTATGGCGGACATGAGAAGATCATGTCGTATTCGCCGGGTGCGATAGTTGGAATGTTTCGGCTGTCGCCTTGCAACCAAGTTGGAGCGGGACCAGTAGCGATGTTCGCTTGCGCCCGATTTGCGGTCACCTGTTCTGTGCGCAGTTCGACGCCGGTGTACCTGAAACCGAGGCATGACGCGACAATGCCACGCACGCTGCCGCCGGCGAACGGGTCAAGAATTGAGCCGCCGGGCGGACAAAACCACCGGTAGGCCAGTTCGCACAGCACCGGGTCAAAGATCGATGTGCCGGTCTGTGACGCATCGCCCTCAACCTCTGACGTGCCCACCACATGCTCGCCACGCATGAGGTCCTGGCCGAAAGTGCGCGCGAAGTTTTTCGCTGCCGCCATGAGATTTTTTTCCTCTCTGGAGTTGCTCGCTTAGCGAGAATCTACTATCTCTAATTCAATCTTAGGGAGAAACGAATTGCGCTACGGATCAACCGAAATTGACGCGCCACTGCTGGCAGAAATCTCGGCGACCACCCGCTTCGTGACGACGATCTTTTTAGGGCGGGGGCAGTACGCGAAGCACGAATGCGGCGACCTCAGCGAAGCGCGCGCGATGGGTGTTCAGATGGCTGCCCATTATCGAAATGGACGCATCGCGATGGTCTACGCGCTGCTGTCCGACGACCGACAGGTCTTTGTTCCAGACAATTTTCAGCAAGGAGACGCACCGATGACCAACAAGCCACATGCTAAGCGGTTCAATGCCCAGCGCGCTGCCCGTTCGGCACTCGGGCAAGATGCACAGGAAGGCAAGGAGTTCACGACCGTGAAAAACGAAGACGGACTGTGGGAGTGGATTCGCGCAGGCATGCCAGAAGAGTCCGCAACAGCGCACGAGGTTGACGTGGTGGCAGAAGTCGCCAAGGTTGCGGCCATGACACCCGAGGAAGTTGCCGCTGCCACCAAGGCAAACAAAGCCAAGGTTCGTGCCGCGCGGAAGACGAACGCACCGAAAGCGGAAACAGCGACCGCAGATCTGCTCAACGGCGCAGCAGTGCCCAAGGCCGGCACAAAGCGTCGCATTGTGTTCGATATGATGCGACGCAAGGAGGGAGCCACGCAAAAGGAGATTGTGTTGGCCGGCGGCATTGACGAGTCCATGAATAGCTATATCGACGAGTGGTCGAAAAAGTACGGCCTGAAGGGCTCGAAGGCGAAGGTGGACGGCGCCACCCGCTACTACCTGGCCGACGCCTGATCAGCCTGCTTCATTTGGGGCCGAATGGCAGGTTGCGAGGGGCGGCACATTGTGTCGCCCCTTTGCGTTTCAGCTACCCTTAGCCTCACCCCGCCCAAGCTCCGATTGGATGCCCAGCCCCAGCCAGGCACGCTTGCGCTCTTGCCACCATCCCTCGCGCGCCGACAGCACGCTGAACGGTGGGATGAGAAACTCGTCGCCGAGTTTTGAGGTATGCTTCTTCTCGACCGGGTCGCCGAAAAGGTCGGTGCCGTGGAGATTCATGCGGCGACCCTTTCTGGCGCGTTGTCGTTCGCAGGCTCATGGTCCGCTTCACATGCGCCCCATTGGTTGCAAGGCATACCGAACTCGATTGATGGGTCGAGCAGCAAGTTGAACTGCTTTCCACCCCTACTGGTGCGGGACCACTCGACGCGCTGGCGAATGCCGTGCGTCGTGTAGTGAATCTCGGCAGGATCTGCGTGGGGATCTGTGTCAGCGACAGCGAAGAATGTGCTGGATCCCCTCTTAGATACATCGCTGACGATACGCTCCCATTCCTGAATTCGGTCGACGTGATCAGGGAACCGCACCGCTATAGCCCGCAGTTCATCCTTCCGGGCCATAATACATGGCATGCATCCAACACGCCCCATCCCCAAGTCATAAAGGGGGTTCGGTTCGATGCCGTGTCGGCGATGGTATGCGAACACATCAGTGCGCGACCACTGGAGAAGCGGGCGGTAGGCAAACAGCCAGCCAGCAGATGACATTCGTTGGAACATCGGTAGCATTGATCGCGCCAAACTCTCATCTGCCCGCACGCCTTGCCAACTGACGACGCCCCTGTCTGCGGCAAAAATTGGAGCGTAAATCCCGTTCTCTATCGGGTAAATCTTCAGCTCTTCTGTGCAGAATCGAACGCGCGAGGAAGGGAAGCGCCCCTTAAGCATACATAGATCGAGAAACGGGTTCCCTGAAGGCACTAATTGTAGCCCGCTTCTTTGTGAAGCGTCGAGCGAAGTCAGCCTTTACCCATTGAATGGCGGGGCCACCCGTTTTCTCAGGTAGCCTGGTGACGTATTCGTATGTCGCCTCGTGTTCATTCCCTGTATCTGCAAATACCGCTCGAAACGGCTTTCCACGCTCGATCGCGTTTAGGTACAGGGCCGTCGAGTCTTTTCCACCAGAAACCGACACGACATGCTCGATATGTTTGGGGATCATCCCATTGCTCCAAACAATGGCAGGTTGTCGTTGGCTGCCTGCTTTGACGCAAGTGGTGCGACACGCCACTCTGTTTCGATCCGCCTGCGGGCCATTGCGGCATATTCATGGTTGAGCTCGATGAGGGCAGCACGCCGCCCGTGACGGAGAGCAACCAGGGCAGTCGTCCCCGCCCCGCCGAATGGGTCAAGGATTACGCCGCCCTTCGGGGAACCGGCGAGAATGCACCTCTCGGCCAGTTCTGGCGGGAACGTTGCGAAGTGGGCACCTGAGAAAGGCTGTGTCGCCATTGGCCAGACAGTCAGCGGCGCCGGCTCGTAGTTCCGCAGATATCGCCCGGATCCTCTGCCGAGTTCGTCGAGACCCGTGTGATTGATATGTCCTTGATGCCGAGGCGTTACCTCGATGATCTTGCCATGCTCGCGTCCACGGCGATGACGCGAGCCATGTCCGCCAGAACTGGTGTCCCATCCGTCAGGCATCTTAACGCGGCGATTTCCGGTTGCAGTGCGCTTTCCGGGTTCACCACCCACATACGAGCCACCTCGGTACGTCACCGCATCCTCGTCTGAGGTGCGGCCCTGGCGCACTTCTTCAGCATCGTAATAGGCGCCAATACGGAGCCAACGGGCGCCGTGCCGAGCAGGATCAGTAACCAAAGGGCAGGTCTCGTTAAGGTCAGGAAAGAAGCTCACTTCGCCTGTGTCTCTGGCGCGCCAGACTGCGCCGTCATCCGACTTCGTCAGAAGGAAGATCTTTTCGTGTGAGGTCGCCGGCCTTTGCGCGCCGGAGCTGTCCGGCATCGGATTGGTTTTGCCCCAGATGATTTCTGATCGAACCCACCAACCGGCGTCCTGCAGCGCAATCGCGAGGCGGTTCGGGATCATGCAGAGGTCTTTGGGCTTAAGGACGCCACCGCGACGGTCGAAGTGTTGACCCTCGCCACCATTGCTGCGGGCCTGAATTGGACTGATGGTCGAAAAAGGCTTATCTCGAAATGTGCGGTCGTCTTTGCCCGTTGACTTGATTTCAGACGCTGAACGTCCGTTCGGGCTTGTGGCATAACAGTCGCCGTAGTTGACCCACAGTGTCCCTGTCGGCTTGAGAACGCGCTTCACCGACTCGAATACTCGGACCATCATTTCCAGGTGTTCGCCCAGCGTTGGCTCAAGGCCAATTTGGCCGACTACTCCATAGTCGCGCAATCCCCAATACGGAGGCGAGGTGACAACGCAGTCGATACTATCTTCGGGCATGCTTTCGAGCACATCGATGCAATCACCGACATGCATCGCGACCTTGCCATCAAGGATCGTTTGTGCGCTCATTTTCGCCCGTCCGGATTGATGCCGGCTTCGACGCACAGACGCGTTGCGTAGGTGCTACCAAGGCCGAAGACTTCCATGGCCAAGACCCAATTCGGCTTGGCGCGCATGTGTAGGGAGGCGATTCGCCGAACGTTCCGCAGAACCAGGGCAGGCTTGACGCGAGACACCACGGTCTCGCGGAAGTGATCGTCTTCGTTCATTTGCGTCAGGCCGCCTTCACAGCGATCGTTTCACCCGGCTCGCCCATGCGAGCGCCCCGCACCTTTTTGCCGGCCATCAGCGCTTCCTTAATGGCCGCCTTGTCCGGCTCGATCCTCTCGCGCCGGTATGCCTTCGGCAGTTGGCGTTCATTCAGTATCTCAACCTTTGCCGGGGTCGCCCGAACCGACAAGGTGGCCTCAACAAGTGGCGCTTTCGGAATGCCGCCGGCCTTCATCAAGCGGTGCATTAGACTGCGCATAGCTGCCTGCCGACGTTCATAACGCCACTTCCGAGACTGCAGATTAGAGATGCGCGAGGCAGTCGCGCTGACCATGGTTTCGGCGTCGCGCTCAACAGCCAACAAGCGTGACAGAACGTCGTAAGCAGAAGTGCTGCCCTCGATCATATCCGCCCGCAACGCTTCATCATCAGCAAGTTCGGGGTATTGAGCGAACAGGGACTCTATCTCAGCCTCGAGGTTGGCTACGTCGGCCTGAAGGAACGTTTCGTTGTTGCGCTTCATGGGGCAATCTTTCTGAACTCGTCTTTGTCGTGGTCTTCCGCGCGCGCATGAGCCTGCGCCAGGCGGATCGCGTCGTGGCGGACGATTATCCATCCGCTGGCGCGCAGATGAGCGATGATCGCATCGGCCTGTTCGCTGGCTGCGTCGGTCAATGGATAGACGAGGCGCATGGCGCGTCGCTGGTATTCAATGAGCGCTTCCGCAATGCGCGCTCTTGGCTCAGAACGGGATGTCATCCATTGCCCTCAAGTCGTCTTCGGAAAGATGGCTCAGCCCGCCGCGCCAATTGTCGTTGTCGGCAGACATGTCGTTGTCGTTATCTGCCACCTGCTTTTGATCTCCTGTGCGGTGGTCTAGAACATTCCAAAATCGGCCATTGGGCTCGACCTCGATTTCCGATGTCACGAAAAGTTCCGTCTGGCGTTCAAGCCACTCAAGCGCGGACTTAGGGAAAGGGAGCTTTCCGCCGTGACGACGCCAATACCGGTCCGCGTTCGCCTTCGCTCGCCCCCGGTGCGCCGGGCAACACCACTCATTGATAGCGTTCGGGCCACACATGTAGGCAACCTTGACGCTGTCGGGCTTTCCTCCTTTCCCTTCGTGATACCGAAAGGCTCGTGACTTTACTTCGCGCCAACGTGCATCGCCCGTCGACAAGATCGGCGCGTCGCTTGCTTGGTCATTCAGCTTCGGCTCTGGTGCCGGGAATTGATGGCCGCATTTCCAGCAGACCTGCACCGATGCGTGCAGCTCCTCAATGCACGACGGACAGACCTTGATTGGCGCGTCGCCGTCGCCCTTCCCTGGCTTCTTCGGCTCGATCATATCTACCGGACCGTGCCGACGCAGGTTGCCGGCGAAGTCCATGTAACGACAATCGCGCTTCGGCCCGGCTGCTATGGCCGCACGGCGCCCCGCGGCGTCCGTAGCGTCGGGGTCAAACCCGAGCGGGTATATCACCCGCGTGCCACGGCCAACGCGCTGTACGTACCGCGAGGCGGACGCTGTGGGCGCCTGGTCGACGATTAGGTCTATGCCCGGTACATTGGTGCCCGTGGACATGACATTGTCGTTTGTTAGTGACCAGATTTCTCCAGCCTTCAGTGCGGCAATAAGGTTGCGTCGCAAGGTCGGGTCAGTGCCGCCATGGATCACTTCGCAGGACTTGCCGGCATCTAGGACAAGGTCACGCATGTGGGTCGCGTGCGCGACGCCAGCGCAAAAGAAAAGCGCACTGCGACGATGCCCTTCGACGTCTAAAACCTCCTGAAGAATGCGACGGTTTAGTTCATCCTTGTCGACGGCCGCCTGGAGTGCCGACTTCTTGAAGTCCCCTCCCAATTTTCCGACGCCGGACACGTCTTGGCGTACCGAGGTCGGGGTCGAGGTGATCGGCGACAAATAGCCATCATCGATGCCCGCCCGGATGCCGTAGGTGTAGACCACCTTGTCGAACAGCCGATCATCGCCTTCATCCAATCGCCCGCTGTCCAGGCGATACGGCGTTGCCGTAAACCCGCATATCTTCATGTCCGGGTTGATGGCGAGTAGCGCATCGATGAAAGTGCGATACATCGTGTTCTGCCTCGCCGGCACGAGGTGAACCTCGTCGATCAACAGCACGTCGACGTGACCGATTTCCGCAGCCTTGTTGTAGACGGTCTGGAGTTGGGCAAAGAGGATCTGCGCCGATGCGCGCCGTTGGTTTAGCGATGCCGCATAAATGCCGGCCGGGGCGAATGGATAGATACCGAGGAGCTCAAGGTAGTTGCCCTCGATTAGCTCGACGACATGCGTCACGCAGGCGACTCGTATGTCGGGATAATCGCGAAGCATCTCTTTCGAGAGCGTGGCCATCGTCATCGACTTTCCAGTGTTGTGATGCACCGTAAAGTCGCCGGTCAGATACAGATGGTCGCCGTCAAGCGCGAAGCCGTAGTAGTCTCCAACTCCGATCGGCTCGACAGTGAAGCTTGTCACAAGCGGGGACTTCTTCTGCAGTCGCGGCAGGGCCTGCTTGCGCTTTATCCTAGTAGGAATGGAATGAGTGTCACCAGAGATAGACACTCGCCAATACGATCCACCGCGTCCGTTCTGGTCGCGCTTTTGGCATACCTTCGCATAGGCCGCGAAACCTAGACTTCGCGAGATAAAAGCGACGTCTTCCGCAAGTTGCTTCGATTTGGAAATAAAGTCGAACGAGTTAGGTCCGGCTAGGCTCCCATCTGTGTCGATGATTCCGGCGAGCAATTCCAAGCGGTCATCACGACTTGAAGTCTTGTAGGCGTGTGGAACGCACTTTTCCTCACATCGCAGGCCATATACCCCAGCCGATTGCAGCTTGATCACCAATTTGTTGCGGCGAGTGTTCCTGGCATTGTCATCGGAAGCGTGCACAGAAACGGCGATGTTATCTGGCTTCTGTCTAACGCGGCACCGAAGACCAATTGCCTCGACATATTCTTGAAACTCATTGATGACTGCGTCGTCGGCATTCGTGATCGAAACGCCGTTTGTCATACTGCCGTCGCCGAGAAGAATTCCTATTATCCAGGCGGGGACAGGGAGCGGATTGTCGTTGGCTGGAAACTCAACCCCTGTCCGCCAGAGCTTGTGCAGGTGCTTCCAATTCGCAGACTTAACGAGATAATCCGATAGACGAACGTTCTTGACCTCGCCACCTGACGTTTTGCAGGCGGGATAGCGCACCGCTACGGCGCCTTGGTTTGTGGTTTTCAAGGACAGAATATGTCCTTCATTCACAACAAACGGATCCCCCTTCGTTGGGGTTACTCGATACATCATCTCACGACCACGCGCCAAGGAAAGCACGCGCCGAGGGCGGCTATCCGGCCCCATGACGTTATCGTTTGCAGCGACGAGTTCGACAGGCTTGGTTGTGCCGTCGTGCATGAGAATTTGGGTGCCGGCTGCATGGCATCCAGTGGCCATGTCGATAAGCGGATGGCCGGGGGTCTCTGCCCAATAGGCAAAGACGGAGTCCACGGCCTCCCGCTGGTAGTAGCGAAGTGGCATCAAAAACCTAGAATCAGGCTGCGAATTTGGCGATCGAACTGCGCGCCCGCACGGTCAACTGGCGCACCCGTTCCTTCGAAAGACCTTCGGTTTCTCCGATCTCGTGAAGCATTTCCCCTTGCGCAAGGCGCAGCAACATCTTGCCGCCGCGAGTTTCCGACAACACCGAGACAAGTTTGGCCAGATCAGCACTGTCATCTTGTGTTGGCGCGACTGACAACCCGCGGACTTGCGGGCTGTTGTCGTTTGCAACGGTTAGTCCGCGCAAACGGTCCCTCCTCCGTCGATCTTTGGTCGCGTTCAACAGTCGGAACATGAGCCATCGATGGAAGCTGCCTTCGGGACGGAACTTCTGCCAGTTCGCGAGCGCATCAGCAAAAACATCCTGCAGAACTTCATCACGCTCATTCGGGTGGCAATAGCGAGCAATAAGCGCCCTGAGCATCGGCAGATGCGCCATCAAACGCGCATCGAACTCGCGCGGACGATTGTCGTTTGCGGGGGTCATGCTGCGGCCTCCATTTCCCGCGCGTTGTCGTTTGCCGCGCCGTCGATCCAAGTTTTTCCGTTTCGCAGGCGATAAGTAACCGTTTCGGCTTCATCGTCGCTGTCGATCAATTCGCCGGGTACCAGCGCCGGGATATGCAGATGCGCGGGACACCCCGCCTTCTGTTCGTCCACGGACAAAGGCTTCGACCACCTGGCGCACGACCAATGGGCATCACCGCCCATCTCAGGCGTGCTGTGGAGGCACGACCGGCATGTCACACGTGGCCACGCACCATCGTGGCAAACCGACTTGTGGCGGCAGAACATGCAGCCAAAGAAGGCCGGGTCTTCACTGATGCGCGAGGGCGGCTCCGGGGAGTTGATGATGCGTTCGCATCGCGCCAACTGCCGCATGCAATAGTCGGCATCGTAGTGGATGCGCTCGACGTAAATGGTGTCGGTGTTCTTGCACGACGCCATGTACAGCGCGCGCGTCAACCCGAACGCATGGCAGCCAATCTGACATTGCCCGTAATGCAACGGCTTCGCCTTCTTGCATCCTTCCTTTTCCAGTTTCTTGATGCCGTCTTCGTTCGAAGATTTGAACTCGCAGAGGTGCTCGGTCTTCGGCGCTTCGGGAATGCCGATCGCCGTGCCGTCGCGTTTGCCGCGAACATGTCCGCCCACCAGGCGAATACGATCCTGCTCGCCCCAAACTTCGACACCGATACGCTGCAGGTCGGCAATCAGCCGACCTTCTTCCAAGTTGCCGGTTTCAAACAGCCGCAGCTTGCGTCCGTTTAGGACTTCGGGCTTGCTGACCCAATGCAGGCCGAACCAAAGCGCGCGATCGCATTCTTGGCCGATGTCGCCAACACTTATGCCTAAGCTATCGTAGTGGCGGTTAGCGGCTTCGTAGGCGGCGTAAATTGCGCGGACGGTTGACGACTGCGGCTTCGGTATCGGCGCCACTAAGCAGCCACCGCTATTTTACGGATTGGATCGAGAACATCGCGCCATAGGGGTGGTGCGTTCTTCATGAAGCCTTCCTTGAGCGGAGCCATTGTTCGCTGGTCATTGGCTTACCTGCGACACGAAGGCAGTCTTCAGCCACACGGTAGAGATCCTCTGCGGGCTCCTTGCCGCGGAGAGCCAACGCACCCTCAAACAGCCATTGCGCGGCCACTTCGAGTTGGATTGATGGTGCGGTCATGGTGCGACGGCCTCTCTGTAGGCATCTTCGCACTCGGACTTCGACATCCACTTGGGCATAAAGGCTCTCTCTAGGGTGGTTATCGCGTCGTCGTATGCTCCGCGCCGAATATCATTGATCGCGTCGACCGCTGCTTCGCGCGCGGCCCACTCATCATCGTCGTCCAAGTCGTCCCTCAACACCATCACACCCTCATCGGCATGCCGACGACCCGCAAATTGGCGTTGGACGGACTGCTAAACAGGAGGGGGCTCCCGCTATCAAAGATGGCAATCTGGATAATCCCGTCTGGCAGGGCAGCCAGGATGTCGGACAGATATTGCGCATTGATGCCGACCTCGACCGGATCACCATCGTAGTTGCACTCGACAACGTCGGTTGCCTCACCGGACCCGCGCGCCAAAAGCGATATCTGGCCGCCAGCTACTGACAAGCGCACCCCGCGACCGCGATCTGACGAAACCACGATGACGCGCGCCGCAGCCGCGCGAAGCTCGGCCGCATCCACCTGAATTAGCTTGTCATTGCTCTTAGGAATGACGCGCTCATAATCGGGAAACGTGCCATCGATCAGCTTCGATGTGATGACGACGTTCGGCGCGGTGAAGCGCACCTTTGAATCCGATAGCTCCACCTTAAGCGTACCTTCCGGCAAAAGACCCACGGTCTTGCGCGGTATGATTGCTGGCACGAAACGACCCACGCCTTCAGTCGTCTGCGTCGACAGGCGGTGGCCGTCCGTTGCGCACGCAACAAGCAGTCCATCCTGCTCGTGTAGGTAGACCCCGTTGAGATAGAATCGCGTCTGCTCTGTGGACATGGCGAACGACACAGGCGCCAGAAACGATGATAGGTCAGCTTCGAATTCGATCTCGAACGCCCCTGCATTCATGTCAGGGAAGTCGGAGGTGGGCAGAACTTCCAGCTTGTACTTCGAACGCCCGGATCGAAGTGTGGCGCCGTGTCCGTCCTCCTCAAGAAGAAGGTCGTCGCCCGTGACCCGGCTTACAATGCTGGCCAAAAGTTTGGCATCGATGCACGCAGCGAAGTCTCCATCTTCGGCCGAAATGCTGCCTGATACTTCGATGTCCAAATCAGTAGCAGACACAGTCAGTGTACCCGCCTCTGCGACGAGCCGAACCGTCGACAGAATAGGAATGGTGTTGCGGCCTTCGACAACTTTGACGGTGTCGGTCAACAGGCGTGCGAAATTTTGGCGCGAAACGCGCATGGGGAAGTCTCCGAAGGGGGGTGGTGGGCGGCGCGTACGCCGCCCCATGACAGCAAGAACTCTAAGCGATGAGTTCGCCGACCTTGCCGCGCACGCGACTAGCGCGTGCCTTGATTGCCTCAAGGTCTTCCGCCCGCGCATTTGCGTTCACGGCAGCCTGACGCTCGCGTGCAGCCTCGGCAGCCTTGTCCGCTTCGAACTTCTCAAGCGCGGCGTCGATCTTCGTGAGTGCACGAAGGATGCCGTCCAGCGATTGGCCACCAAAGCCGAATGCCGCAAGCAACTTGATGAAGATGTTCATATCCCGTTCCCCTATTTCTTTGCGCCCCACGGGAGGCGGCGACCGGTGGCCGCCGACGTCCCCGATGCGGTCTGCGTCTGCGACGCCTGGCGATTGTCGTTGGCCGACTGACGTCCGTTGTCGTTCGCGGGTGCAGCCGGTCGATTCGGCTGAACAGCGTCTAGGGCGGGTTCAGGCACGTTGCCTTCGTCGGGGAAGAAGTATCGCTTCACCTCCATCCGAGCCGGGTACTTCGGAGTGCCGTCAGCGTTCTTTTCTTTAGACGGTTTACCGAGCCCCAAACGGACAGTGTAACTGATGAAGTGGAGCTGCTCAGAGTCTTCAATTTCCTCGATCTGGCAGGCCCGACGAAGGCAGGCAAACTCACGCTGCCCGATCTCCGCCGCCTGGCTGTTTTTGTGTTCGAGGTTGATGAACCCGAAATACTTCCGCCCTTTGATCTCCTCCGGCGCCAGCACGTTGGCCGTGTACTTTAGGCCGTTGCCGACACGCGCATTCTCGGGACCGGTTTCGATGATCTCTGTTGTCTCAATTTCGAACTGCACGATACCCGCCGGCAGATCCTCGAAATCGCGCTGCGTGGTATCGACGTCACCCGCGGTATATGTTTTGCCAAAACTGGCCATTCTCAAACGTCTCCAGGTGCGGAGGGTATAAGGCCGATAGTGCTGTGACGAGTTCGGCCAGGTTTTGCAGGGGCACGGCGACTAGGTCGCTGTCCTGCTCGATGCTCACGGAGTCACCCCCGTATCCGAGCTTCACCCTGATATCGCTCCAGCGATAGTCAGGGCCACACCGCACCACAGTGGGCGCGGCGTCCGTGTGCGGGGTCACGCGGCCGCCTTTTTCTCGCCGCCATTGTCGTTCGCCGGCAACCAGAATTTGCTTACGTCTGCGTAGCCGTTGCCCTTCACATACTTGATCGTGTCGGGCATGCTGTAGCGGTTCTTAGCAACATATCCTGCGCCTTCGGCGAGATGAATCTGCCGTTCCTTGCCGCCTTCAGCATGGGCCACGGTCTTTTTTGGACCAACCTCTTTCTCCTTCAGGGAGACGCGATAGTTCATGAACGCGACGATATCGGCCTGTTCCCGCACCAGTGCATTGCCGCGCTTGTGCAGCTTCGGCGTATAGCGGCTGTAGGGGTCTGTCGTCGGGCTGTCGAACCGGATGATTTCCGGGTGGGCAAGCATCACGACATGCATGCCTGAGGCCGCCAATGCAGAAACGCCGCTAAGGAAGTCGCGCCACTCGTTGTCGGCTTCAACATAGCCCTTGCCGAAGCCAGGCTCCTCGATGCTACTAACGCCAAGACGTGCTGCGGTTGCAGCCCAAATGAGTGGCTCCAACCCGTCCAGGCTGTCGATGATGACCGTCTTGAGGTCGTGCCCGCCTTCAAGCAATTCGCCGATGACATTGATGATGTCGTTGAAAGACTCGATCGTGCCCGGCGTCGGGATATCTACGCCCTTCGGCGCGCGTTCACCCTCTGTCGGCAGGTAGATCGGCGACGGAAACTCTGCCGCGAAACTGGTCTTTCCGATGCCATCGACGCCGTAGACCAGCATGATGGGCGGGTTGATCGACGTGCTCGATTTCAAGCTCTTGATGGAAATTGCCACTCTGGCTTTACCCCAAGTATTTGAGTGCGACGATGAACGTGACGAAACCGATCGACGCCCAAAAGGCCAGTCGCGAAGGGTCGTTGAAGATCATCATTGGTTGGCCATCAACGCTGTGATGGCCCCGGCCGCGAACGACAAACTCATCCACGGGCTCCAGTAGATGGCGAAGCTAGCGATTAGCCATGCGCCACCGAAAATCACCGCGTACTTCAGCGGATGCGGTCGCTTGAACGGCTTATCCTCCTCGTCGGTGAGAAAATCCTCCATTCTAGGCAGCCTTGAGAAGGCCGAAGGCGCGCGCACGGGCTGCCCGTTTACGGTCTCCGCGTGTCATGCCTTGGGCATCCTTCGCGGGTGTCTTTGCGGCCACGGTGAAGCCGCGTCCTCCTGTCATCGACGACATGACGTCCCGCCGACGAAGCGAATGAGCTTCGCTGAGTGCTGGCATGCCTAGACGGGTATCGTCCGCGTGCTCAGCGGCCAGGACCTTCGCGAAGATCGACTCGCCAAATGTGCGTGTAGAGATCGCTGGGCGAACCGTCTGACGCCGACCCACTGCGGGGGCCGAACTGCCCTTCGCTTGCGGATACCCCTTTGCCCCTTCTTTGGTCGCGCGTCGCGCTTCAGCGCGACGAACCTGTCTGCTGGTCATGAAACCTCCGACCGTTGCGACATCGCAACGGGCTAGCGTGTTAGTGGGTGGATGGGACGCGAAGATTTAGTTGCGGAGGAGCCAGTCTTCGACAGCGTCCTTCGCCGACTTCAGGCAGATGTCGGCGGCCTGCCGCAGAAGCTTGATGGCTTCGATCCGCTGGCCCTCCTTCGCCTTGCGCTGCCATTCATGTTTGTAGGCCGGCGGCGTCTGCGTGTGGGTCGCAATCAATTCGTAGACGCCGAACTGCTTCCCGACATGCAACTTGGACAGGCGTTCGGCTTCCGTCTTGGCGCCGGCCGTCGTTCGATGGACATGGGGTGAAGCAGAAGGCTTCGGCTGTCCGTCTTCGATCAATGCGACAATCGCTACCGGCTTGGGAGCAACCAGCTTGATGTGCTCGCTGTCCACGGTACCTTCGTTACCGAGGTTGCCTGCACGTACCGTGTATTCACGTCCAAAGGCGCCGCCGATGCCAATAATGCTGCCCGTCTTTACAGTGGTGTGCGGCCCGAACCACCATACCTTGGGGCAGGCGTCCGTGAATTCGACGGTGTCCCCGATCCTGAAAGTAGCCGATGGCGCGGGACGCGGGACGTCGAAAAGTCTTTCCAAGAAGCTCCCATCGCAACTTGATGGATTCTTTTTCCCCTTCAGAAATACCCAATGGTAATGTCGAGACGAGTCAATGCCCGTGACGTGGTAGCGGTCACCCTTGAGCAGGCCGTTGATCGTATAGCGCGCGACGACCACGTCGCCGACCTTGAATTTGCGATCCGTAAATGGGCGCATGTCCATCGTAAATTCCTCCGTGGCGCCACAGCGGGCGCGGTCATTTCTGCTTTTGGGCGGGGTGCTTCAGGTGGGGAATGTGTTCATCAGGACGGTCGCCTGGCGACGCGCCTTCATTTCGAACACCGCGAATTCCTGGTCCGGAAACAGCCTGGCCAGCCGCTCCGCTTCCGTTGTCGCCCGGTCGACATCAGGGTGCACCTTCGGAGCCGCGTTTGGCTTCGGCACGCCGTTCTTGATCAGGCATACTATCGCGGGGCCACTTGGCGGCTCTGCGCGCTGCACCAGCTCGAATTCGCAGGCATTCGCCTTGCGACCCGCAATGATCTCGATGGTGCCACGACCCGTAGCCAAGACGCGGTAAATCTGACCCTTCACGCCAAAGAACTCGGGCGTCCAACTGTCAGTCGTCCGCCGCACTAGGTCGCCGGTCTGAAAGCTGCACCCGTTCTTCATGCCGACCCCGCAGTTTTCATCTTGCGGAGGCCGCCGGAGGCCGCCTTGAAATCAATGACTTGGGCGCCAGCAATGGGCAATGGCTCCCTGGCGCCGTCATCAGGCACCTCATCGGAATCATCCATCTGCGTCAACACGGCGCGATGAAGCGGAATGATGCGGTGATCAGGACAAAGCTGCACCTGGTAGACGATGCCATGCAGGTCGCTACCGACCACGATGCCGAAAACGTCGCTATTGAGTTTGGACTGAACCCAATCGCCGTAGGAAAACGAGTCGTCGCTCATGCGGCCTCCGACAGGATCGAAACAGCGGGAAGGGTCACGTCGATGAAGTTGAAGTCGGTCGAACAAACGCCGCTGTACGGGGCGTGATCCCAAACGCGCCTCGTCGTCGTGCCGGGTCTGATTTGCTTTCGTCTATCGAAATAGGATTTCGGTGCGCCCGGTCGGATCAGCCAACAATCAGGCATATAGGATCCAGACGGCGCCGAAGGCCGCCATGCTGACAATGTCATGAAAGTTTCCCTGAACGCCCCCGCAAATCTCCGTGCGGGATGATGTGATTAGGGAGGGGTTCGCCGGCCTATTCGGCGGGTCTTATCTTTATTGGGTAAGTTTCGGTTCTGGATTGCAAGTGGAAAAGTGGTGGGGTGCGCCTGCTAAGTGGGTTGATGGTGTGCCCGGTCGAGCGCGTCGCCAATGGATTGCGCAAAGTGTTTGGCCCGACCGAGAATTGGGTTGCGAAGGACAGCGCAATCCCGATGGGTGACGTGCTGGTAATGGCCGTCCTTCGCGTTGTCGTTGCCTGCCGGCGCGCAGATGGCCGATGATCGGCCATTGGCCGGCAGGCAATTTGGTAAGCAACGACGTGGCGACCACAAAAAGGGTTGCTTGCGTTCACTGGCCGCGTCCTTGCTGTCTGTCGGGGCGGCAGTTGCCCATTGGGCTGCGCCCTCCGTCTGGCCGCCCCGTGCCGGCTACACCGGCAATTCGTCGGCTTCCTTGCGCAGGCGTTCAAGCTGCAAAAGCGTCAGCGACTTGTGAATGGGTGTGCCGTTTTTGGAAATGGCTATGACCTTCTCCAAAAATGCGCTTTCGCGGACCATCGTTGCCCCCTGCGCATAGTAATGCGCCGCCACCGGCTTCAGTTCTTCCGGCGTGGCTAGGCCGAGCAGAAACTCGTGTCCGCGATGGCGATACGGTGTTAAGTACAGGCCGGACAGTTCGACGGAGAACCCTTTAAGACGGTCATTTGAAGCCGATATCGATGCTGGCGACTGCTTAGCATGTTTAAGGTCGCCAATGGCGGGGGTGATTGACGGTGCATCGTCGATGGTGATGCTTCCGACGTCCTTACCGCCGCGGATAGCGGCACGATCTTGCCGGTATAGTTGGCCGACGAGTGTTTCCGCGGCGATCTTGAATGCCGTGTCCTGATAGCCGGGGCGCGTCTTTAGTTGCTCGATGATCGCTTCCACGGCTGCCTCACAATTGCGTTTTGCGCCATCGAACATGCGCTCTGCCATTCCGTAGATATCTTCAGTTCTCGCGAGCATTCTATGGGTTCTCCGTCGATTGAGGGTTAGCTGCGCGGCGATGGGTTCGTGGGTTGCGCGACTGGAATGGCCGCACTGCTGTAGGTTTGCCTGACCGGGCGACAGTACCTTGGGATAAGTCATATGTTTGGCCGGCCCGGTCAGGCATTTTCGTAAAAGTGGGCGACGGATGCGATTTGGGTTGCGCCTCAATATTGGCCGTCCACTTTTGGGTTATCCCGTCGCGGCGTCAGATCACTGGGTTGCCAATGTTGGATGGCCGCGACGGGAATTGGTTGGTGGGGCGGCGCAAAAGCGAAGGGTTGCGTATTTGTCCTGGCCGCCCCACCAGGGCTACGCCATGCAGCGTCGCCATTCTGAAAAGAGCATGCGCAGCAGCCGCTTCTCTGTGTACCGCTTGGCGCGGTTCGCGGCGTGCGCGGAATAGCTATCCTTGCCCGACGTCGACGACTTGATGGGAGTACCGTCCTTGTGAGGTAGTCGTGCAGCTTCGTAGCGCGCGCGGTTCGCAAACACCTTCTGCAGGTAGGTGTAGCCAGGATTGGCGTCGACGTCTTCGCCAAACAGCGGACGGAACTTGCCCATGCTCAGTATCAGAGAGTTGCCGACGTTCCACATCAATGATCGGCGCGCCTTACTGTAGGCATGCAGGATCCAGTCAGCCTTACCCGCGCCTTCGCCGGGGTTACCCTGGCGTCGGCCGTTGAGAACGGCGAGTCCCATGCGCTTCCAAAGGGCGGACACTGACTTGAAATCGCCGACACTGTAGAACTCGCCGGTCTCGCTGTGGGCGCCGCTAGCCTCTCCGATAATGCATGCTAGGGACATGTCACCAAAGCCCTTGATGTCGCGCGCCCAGCGCAGGATGGGGAGCGGTTTCATTGCGCGCACCATGCGCTTCTCGAACTCCGCTTGCTGCTTTTCGAACAGTTCGAGCGCTCCGAGATAGACTTGGATAACAGGGCGAAACTGGTGCGCCTTATCGATTGCAGCCTCGCGAAAAACCCTGCTCGCCATTTCCTTGTCGCCGTTGAACATTCGTCGCAGAAAGGCTTGCGCCTGAAGGATCAACTTGGTGCGTGCGCGTATCATGTCTGTGCGCAGGCGACTGTATTCGATGATTTTGTTGATGGCGTCGTGATGCGCTGGATTAGTGCGGAAGGCGGGTGCGGAGCTTGAATGGATTGCGATTCCGCGATGGCCACCGCCTTCCGATTGGATACCAGCGTGCGGCGGCGCAAACGTGGGTCGCGGTGATGTAGGGGCCGCATCGCTGGTAAAGGTGTTGCCGACTGCGCCGGCCGAGTGGGTATCGAGCGTACCATGGCAATCGGCAATAGCGGCGCTGGCGGCGGTGGCGGAATGGGTTGCGCATCGGCCCTGGCCGCCAGCTATCTTGTTGCCCTTGTCGGCTGCCCTTCTGGCGCCGTCGCGGGCATTTTGTTTGCGCCGTGCCGGCGCTGATTCTGTCAGGACCGCGATGTCGGCCGGATTCAAGGGTGCTTCATCGAACGACATGCGGGTTTCTCCGTTGTAAGGTGGCAAGCAGCGCGGCGCAGCAGTGTTGGATTGCGCCTGTCGCTTGGCCGCGATGCTTGCATAGAAAAAGGATGAGGTGGGCGTGTTTGGTGTGGGCAGCGTGCCACCTTTGGGTTGCGGGGCGCGCATGGGCCGCCCACGCCAAACACGCCACCGGCATCTCAGCCGGCGGCGCCCCCTGTCGTCATCACGGTGGATTCGGCATTAGCTGCACGATTCTTCTGATCGCCCCGATGGTCATGCCGCACACTCCTTCGTTGGTTCGGCGCGTCCTGGGAGGATGACCGCCGCTTGCTTGATGCGGGTTATATTGCGATTCTTGCGAACGTGTCAACGTAATTTTGCGACTTTTGCTATTTTCATCGCAATGCGCTTTTGCGAAAAGCGCGCGCATGAAGGATCCGCAGCACGCGCTAAAGGAATGGCTTGCCCGCAAACTTGAACCGCATGGCGTCGCTACAGAAGTCGCCCGCGTCACCGAGATCAGCGGACCGAAGCTGTCCAGGTCAAAAGAACTTGAAAGTTCCGACCCCAAAAAGCGCAGGAAGATACCAGAATACGAGATCCTAGCCCTCGCCCGTCACTTCCGCGAGCTCCCGCCAGGATACGAAGATCGCCTTGATTGGATCGATTGGGATGAGGCGGGAACACCACCCGCTACTCCTTCGAGCCGCCCCGGCGGAAATGCCAGCTTCCCACCACGGTATCAGGCATTCAGTGACGTCCACACCGTGCCACTGTTGGGACAATCAGTTACAGGGCCGAATGGCAGGTTCATTCTGAACGGCCAGCAGATCGCCCGACTGTTTTGCCCACCTGGCCTTGAAGGCGTTGAAGGGGCCTACGCTGTTCGCGTGTACGGCACGTCGATGGAACCGCGTTTCCGTGCGGGCGAAACCGTTTGGATCAATCCGCACGAGCCCGTGCGTGCAGGCGATGACGTAGTCGTTCAGATCGCGACCGACGAAGAACACGTGTATGACAGCTATATCAAAAGCTTTGTATCGCAATCGGGATCGGTGCTTCGATTACGCCAGATCAATCCCGATGAGGGCGAAAACGAAATGCTGTCATTTCCAACGGGAACGGTGTTTTCGGTGCACAAGATCGTGTTTCACGCGATGTTTTGAGCATCGCTGGCAACTATCCATGTTGGCCGAATGGTCAAATTGCGATCTTTAAGTGGCGCAGGAGGACACTCGCCGCAACGGATTTTGCGGCATAAATCGGAATAGACGACCACACCTAAGCTAGCCGCTGCCCTGAAATTGCGGGGGCGAAGTATTCTTGAATGCCCGCAATCGTCGCAGGCGACATAGAGACTCGACAATTCAACCGTCAGACGACGCGCGTCAGGGTTGTCATTCACACCAGCCAGCACTGTACTCACGAAACGCGCTCCCCAAACCATTTCGCGGCAAATTGACTCAGGCCATTGAACAAATCAAGAACATTGTCATGAGGGAGAGATGGTCTCAAAAATGAATTTTGCGACTTTTGCATTTTGGCTATTGCGATTTTTGCGATTCCATTCCATATTCGGCTTATCGGAAGTCGAACACGGAGCCATCGTCGCATGTCCGCAAACTCAAACGCATCGAGAATAAGACCAGCCGAGAAAAAGAGATGGCCAGGGTTTCCTGGCCCGCGTAATTCCGAGTCCATCGGAGAAGGTTTTTTCGTATTCCGCCGCGGCGATCCGTCCGGCCGGATCGAAAATCGCGGCATTCCTTTCGAGCACGCTACCCTCGATAAGGCCGTCGCCGAGGCCAAGCGCCTCCGCGAAGTGCATGGTGGCAAGTATGATGTTGTTGGCGTGTTCGCCTCTTTAGGCGACTTGGGTGCGCCATGAAAAGCACTCGTCCCCGCGCCACTGACGATTGCACCGACAAATCGTTTTTCCGTGACGCGTCGCAAGCCTTCGCCCCCATCGCTGTCGACCTAATCGCATTCGCGTCTATGTGCGCGTTCGTCGCGATGGCGAGCATTTACCTTTTCGCACAATTCGGGTGATGCACATGTTTGCAGTAACCGCCGACATCTTCGGCATCTTCGGCCACGGAAAGCTGAAGGGTCGAGTCGATCCCAAGCAGCGCGTATCGCTGACGGTCTACGGAGCGACGGTCAAGCAAGCGACCGCCAAAATCAACCGCATCACCGAGGGCGCAGTCTACAACATCGCGTCCGTCCGCAATTTGGATAAGGCGCCGCCAATCGTGCCGCCTGCGCCCGCGGCATTGGCCGCCTAGCGCCCAACCAACCCGCCAATTCCGCGCCTGCCCAATGCGTCAATCCCGACGCAGGGCTTCGTGCGAGCTGAAGAAAGGACATTGACGAATGACCCGCACGAAGAAGCATGACGTCCCGGAGCCGTCGGCGATCGTCGCCTATAAGGGCTTCAACAAAGACCTGGCCTGCACGCCCAACGGCAAGGTTTTCCAGTACGAGATCGGGAAGACCTACGACAACGGCGGGATGCCGGTGGCGCGCTGTGGTGATGGCGCCTTCCATTCCTGTGAGATGCCGCAGGACATGTTCACGTACTATGGCCCCGCCACCAGCCGCTATACGTGCGTTGAACCTTCGGGGGATGTTGCCCGAGAAGAGAACAGCGACAGCAAAATCGCGTCGGCGCGGATCACCATCGGGGTTGAGATTCACATCGGCGATATCGCCAGGCGCGCGGTGGCCTGGGTTGCAGATATGGCGCGGAAACAGGGCAACGGCCAATACGCCGCTGGCGACTACGGGCACGCATCTGCCGCTGGCGACTACGGGCACGCATCTGCCGCTGGCGACTACGGGCACGCATCTGCCGCTGGCTACCGCGGGCACGCATCTGCCGCTGGCTACCGCGGGCACGCATCTGCCGCTGGCTACCGCGGGCACGCATCTGCCGCCGGCACCGGCGGGCACGCATCTGCCGCTGGCGACTACGGGCACGCATCTGCCGCTGGCAAGAATTCCATCGCGCATGCGGCGGGGATCGGCGGCACCGCAACGGCCAAAGAAGGTGGGGCCATCAGCCTGGCGGCGTACGACAGCAACCACAATCTCGTCGCCGTGCGCTCGTCGCTTGTCGGCAAGAACGGCATCGAAGCCGGCAAAAAATATCGCCTGACTCCTGAAGGCAATTTCGAAGAAGCGGTCTGATCCCAACGCCTCACCAGTCGCCAACTTACTTCGTCCACAGCAAGTTCAACAACGGAGAACTATACATGAAATGCCTCTGCATGATTTTCGCTGCGTCGGCCGCGCTTGTCGCCGCCGCAGCGTTCGCGCCCACCGCCAACGCCGCTGATGCCATTCGGCTGTGTACCGGATCCTCGACGGGCAACTACTTCGCCGCCGGCGAAGCCATCCAGCGCATGGCTGGCAAGCAGCTTCCAATCGTGGTCGTGGAGACCGAAGGCACCGTCGACAACATGCGGCGCCTGCTCGAACTTCCGGCGGATGACCCGGAAGCCTGCGACGCTATGATCGGGCAGCCCGATGGCCCGGTGTTCGAAGTCCGCAAGTCGCCCGCGAATATCAAGAAGCTTCGGCAGGTCGGCTCGCTACATCGCGAATACCTGCATGTGCTGTGCAGCAAGGGATCCGGCGTCGACGACCTTGGCGACATCGCGGACGGCGGCTATTCGATCGCCATCGGCGAGCCGGGTTCCGGTGCTTGGCTGATATGGCAGAACATCATCACCGAAGATGACAGCTACGCCGACGTGCCGGTCACGAACGACGGCGGGTCGATCGCGCTTGCCGCCGTCGCATCGGATACCACGACCTGCATGCTGGTCCCTGCCGGGCTGAAGAATGGCATCGTCAACGAAGCCGACGCCTACTATGGCGACGCGGTCGTCCTGGCTGAAGCCAACGATAAGGACTTCAACGACGCCACCGACATCGCCGGGAAGCCGTTGTACGAGTACAGCGACATCCCGTCCCGCACCTATGGCACCTCGCTGCAGACGGGACTCTTGGGTTCAAGCGTCAGCACCATCTCGTGGCTGGCCGGCGTCTACGCGAACAGCGACCGCTTGTCTGACAAGAGGCAGCTTTCCGGCTTCATCCAGGCGGTGGGCCGCGCGTCGACCGGCATCAAGGCCGAGTTCGGCAGTTGATCGACTTCATCAAGCGCAAGGCACTGTCGGCGTCCATCACCACGTTGGTGGTCGTCGGCGGGCTTCAGGTGGTGCTTCCGACCATCGCCGACGCCCTCTGCCTCGCCATTCCGATCGGCATGTTCCTGGCCACAGCGCGGCTGTCCCGCGCCTAGCTGACCAAGCGACCGCTCACAGCGGGCGGTCGCCCCTTTTCCCCCACCGGAGGCACCCTGCAGTGACACGGACAGCGAAGCGAAATTTGACTGCCGATTACGCACGGACTCGCCTCTCGTACGATGCAGCCACAGGCACTTTGACATGGCGCGCTAAATCGCCAGTGGATGCGCGGGCAAGGCAGTTCAACACCCGCTACGCGGGAAAAGCTGCCGGTTTTAAGCGCCCTGACGGATACATCGAGGTCCGCCTTGATGGTCGGATATACTTGGCGCACCGGCTCATTTGGCTCATCCATTTCGGGTCATGGCCGTGTCGCGACGTTGATCACCGAGACCGGGTCCCAGGCAACAATCGCATCGACAACCTGCGCCTCGCTACCGCGACGCAGAACATGCAGAACCAAACCATCCGAGTGAACAACACCAGCGGCGTCAAGGGTGTCTATTTCGACAAGGGCACAATGAAGTGGCGCGCGCAAATAGTAGTGAACGGTCGCGCCAAATACATCGGCATCTACGGAAGTATTGTCGACGCACAAGCCGCTAGACGAAAAGCAGCAAACGAAAACTTTGGCGAATTCGCAACCGGTGGAGTCGCGGCATGAAAGTCATCTTCGATCTTGACGGCACCATCGCCAACATCGACCATCGGACGCACCACGTCCGCGACGGCCGGAACAATTGGGACTATTTCTTCGCCGAATGCGTCAACGATCGTGGCGTCAAGCACGTCATCGAAACTTTTCACGCACATGTCAGCGCTGGCCACAAAGTCCGCATCTGGTCGGCACGAAGCGACATCGTCCGCAAGCAGACGGAAGACTGGCTTTCGGACATGGGTATTGACCCATTCTATCTGCAGCACATGCGTGCCGCGGGAGACAATACGCCCGATGCCACGTTGAAGCGTTACTGGCTCAGCCAGGAGCAGACGCCACCTGACCTTGTGTACGACGACCGCCAGCGTGTCGTAGACATGTGGCGCGCGGAGGGCATTCCGTGTTTTCAGGTCGTCGCAAATTGGGAAGGCGACCAAGGCAAAATCCTGCCACCCGTCTGTAGCCCGCTGCTGACGATTTTGATCGGCCCTGCGGGCGCCGGGAAGACGTCTTGGGTCGACGACAACAACCTTCACACGCAGGTCGTTTCGTCGGATGCACTGCGATGGCTTTACACTGGAAATCGCGCCGACCAGTCACGCAACACTGACGTCTTTCTGGCGGCGCATCGTCTGACGAAGGCACGCCTCGACAGCGGGTTGCCTGTGACCTTCGACGCCACAAACTTGCGCCGTCGTGATCGCTTGGCCCTCGTCGCATTGGCGCCAGCGGGCGCGGCGATACGGTACGTCGTGATAGACCGCCCGTTGGCCGAAAAGATGCGCGATGCCGGGTGGCGCCGCGATGTGAAGGTTGGCGAACTTTCGCTAATCGAAGCTCACCACCGACGCATGCAATCCGTCCTCAAGGACGTTCTGCGCGGCGATGGCATCCCCAACGTTTCCGTTTTGGATCTGCGGAAGCAGGAAGCATCTGCGACGGACTTAGCTGCGTGAGACACGGGTCAATCCGGGCAACGCTTAGGCGCAGTCAAGATGGCAAGTGCTGCTATTGCCGGAAGGCAATCAAGCTGTACCGCGGAACCATGCCGCCTGGTGGTTGGCCGCCCGATGCTGAAAGTCTTGAGCACCTAGTCCGCCGCACCGATGGCGGCAAGACGACGTCGGATAACGTCCCGCTGGCTTGCAACCCCTGCAATTCAGACCGGGGCGCCATGGATTGGTTCACCTACGCATCCTACGTTCGAGGAGAGTTGTTCGAATGACGCACTTCGTCATCAACAGCATCAATGACGTTCTGCCGCACATCGAAGGTCGCAGCGACTTCATCGTCGCGGACAAAGGAGCCTACAAGGTCGTCGACTATGTCTACGTCCTTCCTGATAGCTTCGCCCATCCGGCGCGCATCGAGTGTCGCGGCCTGAAGTTCGACTGTAGCGGCAGGCTGATAGCGCGACCGTTGCATAAGTTCCGCAACGTCGGTGAGACGCCGGAACTGCAACCGGACAGGCTCGATTTTACGCAACCTCACGTCGTGATGGATAAGTTGGATGGATCGATGATCCATCCCGCGATCGTTGATGGTCGCGTGCGCTTCATGACGCGGATGGGTTGCACCGACGTCGCAGCGAAGGCCGAGCGGCACCTGTCGGGGGATGTAGAGGAGCATTGCCGTACGGCTCTACAACAAGGCTGCACGCCCATCTTCGAATGGACCGCACCGGACAACCGTATCGTTGTATCATATCCCGAGAGCAGCCTAACGCTTCTCGCGGCTCGTTGGAATTATACCGGCGAATATCTGGATCACGTCTGGCTTTCCGAATTTGCGGCCAGCATGCACGTTCCGTTCGTAACGTTGCACCCGTCGACGCACGCAACGGCAGCAGAATTCCTTTCATTCGCCCGCGCGATCAAAGGCGCGGAAGGCTTCGTCGTCAGGTTCGAGAACGGCATTTGGGTGAAGGCCAAGGCTGACGATTACGTCCTGAAGCACAGGGCAAAGGATTCGATCTTTCAAGAGAAGAACGTCCTGGCGCTGGTGCTGTCAGGCGGCCTTGATGATGTCCTGCCGCTGCTTGACGACCCCGACGCTAAGGCAGCCCGCGAATACGCGGCGGAAGTCGAGGCCGGCCTGGCGGCACAGGGCGCCAGGCTGGCTGCCTTCGTGGCCGCTAACGACAGACTGACGCCGAAGGACTTCGCCACGCAGGCGGTGCCCACGCTTCCCTCCTACCTGCGCACGGCAGCCTTCTTGGCGCGGCGGGGAAGCGATCCTGTCGCAGTGCTTCGCGCGCACGTCGCCGCGAACACCAACTCCCAATCAAAAGTCGATGAATGCCGTGCAATCCACGGCGCAACATGGAGACTGGCATGACTGTTCATATCGTATCCGCGAAGCAGGCCGTGGCTGACGGCGTATCCGCGTCCGCGCTGTTTAGCATCGCCCGCCTCCAAGAAGGATTAGGCAACGGCGCCTTGGCAGCCGCAGCGAGAGTGGTGGGTCGCGAGGTGGCGGTATTGACTGGCGTTAGCCTTGATTGCGTCCGCACTCGACGGGCTGCGGCCCGCAACAGCAATCGACCGGTTCGGCCGCGCGACAATGGGAAGCGTGCGGAACCCGCGCGCTCTTACGGCAAGCCGCGGTCCGATCGGAGGGCCGCGTAGTGGCCATCAAGATCGAGGAAGGCAAGAGCTACGTCGACCGTAACGGCGACGTGTGGGGCGGGGCGCGTTCAATCAGCACTACTTCCCGCCTTTGGACGCTAGTCCGGCGGAAAGATCACCGGAGCGGGGCCTTTGCTGAGTCCGGTCGATTTTTAACGGGTGAGACATCGGGCTGCGACCTCATCTTTGAACTTCCTGAAACGGATGTCGTCACGCCGGGCGAGCAAGACATCGCCGAGCGTGCTCGCGCCATTCGCAACCGGCCAGGATCGGAAATCGGAGCTTTGGCGGCTAGGCGCATCGCCACGCGCGAGTGGCTCGTCGACGCGATAGGCGCCGCGAGGTCGGTCGATGACCTGAAGCCGGTGCTCCTGAAAATGTTGGAAAAGGACTGAAGCGATGTCGATCAAGATCGAGGAAGGCAAGAGCTACGTCGCGATAGATGGGGAGGTCTGGCGGAACGCCCGGTGGAGCCGGGAAGCGGGCTACTTCACCCTTTGCGACAGTTGCGGCACCGAGTATTATTTCGACCAATTCGGCCGTTTCCGTAACGATGATCGAGCGTGTCGGCACGACCTCGTCGCCGAATATTCCGAGCCAGCCGGCCCGCACATCATCGTCGGCGCGTCCGACGCGGGGCTGGTCACGCACCCTGGCCCGTTCACTCACGACGAGGCAGTGGCCAAGGCCAAGGAGTTGGCCGAGGGCGCGCCTGGCTCCGAATTCCACATCTACCAGCGCGTCGGCGGGTTCGTCGGCAAGACGACCGTGGAGGCGCTGTGATGTGGAAGCTACCCGCCCTGGCGCTTTGCCTCGCAACTGCCGGCTGCGCTTGCGACCAGAAGTTCGCACCCGGTGACATCGTCCGGACGCGGCTGGGCGAGCAGATCTTGCTCGTCCTGCAGTCCTCAGAGGTCGAGAACTTTGAAGGCTACTGCCTCGTCACGGTCCGTGCCGAGGATGGCAGCCTGCACAATCGTGCGGTCGAAGAATTGGAGGCGCTGTGATGGCCGGCATATCCCATGAAGCAATCCCTCCGAAGCTCGACAGCATAGAGCCGGAGGCGGGCGGGCTTCTGCCGTGTCCGTTCTGTGGTGGCGAGGCTAAGTATCGCGCCGATCACACAACTGAGCGCGTCGATACGGTCTCCTGCTTCCGATGCGACTTTCACATCTCCGACGATGGCGATGTCGGATCGTGCGTCGCCGCATGGAACCGCCGCGCCTCTCCCGCCCCGGTGGTAGCGCCTGCCGGCTACAGGCTGGTGCCGGATGCCGCAAGGCACGCAAAGAGCCTGCGCGAGGTCGCTGCGGTTTTGTCGACAGAGCGCATCCAAGGTTGGGCGAACCCGTTGGTCACACTCTTGACGGACGCGGCGGAGGCTATCGCGCCGCAACCCCTTCCTGCGAACGCTGGTCAATGGGTGCTCTCCGCCTCTCCCGCCCCGGTGGCAGTGCCTGCCGGGTGGAGGCTGGTGCCGGAAGAGCCGACGCTCGCCATGCGGCTCACCTACGATGAATTGAACAACGAGTTGGAGATATCGCACTTCGCCAATCTCAATCTAGTTTGGCCGAAGTTGCTCTCCGCCTCTCCCGTCCCATCCACTGCCACGCAGGCAGGGGCGGTGACGCGCGCGGGCAATGAGACGGACGGGGGCTCGGAATGACAATGCGTTTCAGCCGTTGTTTCGCGATGCCAAACAAGGCAACTTTCAGCATTAGGCCAATCGGCGATTTCGTCCGTGCGTACTTGGCATGCGGCGCCGTCAGCATCGATCCGTTCGCCCGCAACCGAAACTGGGCGACTTACACAAACGATATTGATCCTAACACCTCCGCAAAATCTCATGTCGATGCGGAAGTGTTTCTGAAAAAATTGGCAAACGACGGTGTCATGGCGAACATTGGTCTGTTCGATCCGCCGTACTCTCCACGCCAGATTGCTGAGCATTACCGGGCCTCAGGCGTGGTGGCCTCATCAAAAGATACGCAAAATGCCCGTTTGTACCGACGAGTCCGCGATGCGTTGGATTTGGTCATCCAGCCGGGCGGAGTGGTCCTGTCGTTCGGCTGGCAGTCGGTCGGAATGGGGCGCGGCTATGAACTGATCGAAACAATGCTCGTCGCTCATGGCGGCGGGCACAACGATACAATCTGTATTGCTGAGAAAAAGGTAAAGTCGAAATGACTCTCTGCCCAACCTGCGGCAACGCCCTCGCCTCATCCCCCGAACCCGCCCGCGACCGTGCAGAGCGTCGCGTTGCCGAACTGCAAGCCGCCGGCCTCCACACGCTTAGCGATATCGAACGAGCGCAGTCGAGCGGCGAGCGGGCGGGCAAGCCAAAAACCATCGGCGTCATCGCTCACATCGACCACAGCGAACATGCGCTGACGGCCGCCATTGCCGCCCTCTCCCGCCCACAGGCGGATGACGGGTGGCGGCCGACGCACCGGCACGTGAAGCGTGGCAGCGAATACATGCTGCTCGGCATCGGCAAGATGCAGACCCAAGGATGGTTGCAGGAGTTAGTTCTCAACGGTCACGTTGAGGCGCGGACATCTGTCGACATGCGCGAAGTCGCCATCTATCGAGGCTCGGACGGCTCGCTGTGGGCTCGGCCCATCGAAGACTTCAACGATGGCCGGTTCGAAGCCCTCCCCTCGGCTCCAGCAACGGGAGGCGGGGAATGAGCGGCGCCGCCACCGTGGACCGGCTCGCGATTGCGTTGATCGCCCTGGCCAAACACAACATCCCGCCAGACGTGCAAGAACTCCTCGTCAGCGGCGATCCTTCACGAGGTATTGCGCCCGGCGCTCTGGCGGGAGCTCTCCCGCCGAGGCTTGGCGATCCTAGCAAGGTCAACGCCAGTGACCGCTTCTACGGCGATCCTATCGTAAGGTTTCGAGCTATGGCTCAGGCGACCTATCCGTCTGAAACGATAGACGGCGCGCATTTTCGCATGTGGTGCGCCATCGCTGCAGACGAGATTGAGGCCGCGCGCCGCGCCTCCCTCACGAAGACCCGCCTTCGCGCCCTCCAGGACAAGGAGGGCTGAGCGATGGCTATGGGCGCCTATTACAACGAAATCGACCCAGCAGCCGCGCACATCCTGCGCGCGCAAATCGCCGCCGGCGTGATCGCGCCCGGAGACGTCGACACCCGTTCAATCAAGGCTTCAAGCCGAGTTCTGCTGGCGTGTAATTCATCCGGTCATGCAGCGCGTGGCACGTCGGACAGAGTATCCATACATCTTCCGGCCATCGGGAATTCTGCAAAGTTCGGCGAGCACCATTCCGCCGGGCGTCTGGCTTGTGGGCTACGTCGAGAACGCGGCTTTCACCGCAAGCCTCGCAGGCACGAGGTGCGTTTGGATTGGCTCGGTAGAGCCGGACGAATCCATTGTCAGGATATCGTTTTTCCTTGGTGCGGGCTCGATAGATCGCCTCTTGCTGAGGCCGGCGGCTGTGAAATTCACGAACTGATTTCGCGCTGCTCGCCTTGCGACACTCATCGGAACAGAGCCACTTGTTGTACTGGCCCGGCCCAATGGGGAACCACTCTCCGCACATTCGGCAATTGTGGCCGTTGTCTGCTTTACCAAATCCGATTGTCCGCTGATATCGGCCTTTGCAGCGCCGTGAACAGTACTTCCGATGTGAAGGGCTTCCGGGCAGTTCGATGCCACAAACAACGCACTTTGGCTGTAGGTTTTCCATGCCGAGAGTCTAATTATTCTCGGGAGAATAATCTATGAAAAAGTGGGCGTACTACAATGACGTTGACCCGGCGGCGTGCGCCGTCACACGCGAACTAATCAAGCGCGGCGTCATCTGTGACGGTGAAGTCGATCAACGATCAATCAAAGAGGTTCAGCCCGAAGATGTCGCTCCATTTACCCAAGCTCACTTCTTCTGCGGAGGAAGTCTCTGGTCCGTCGCAGCCCGACTTGCCGGATGGCCAGATGACCGACCTCTTTGGACAGGAAGCTGCCCTTGCCAGCCGTTCAGCCAAGCCGGCAAGAGGCTCGGAGCCGATGATCCAAGGCATCTGTGGCCGGACTTTTATCGGCTCATCCGTGCCTCCCGGCCCCCTATCGTCATGGGAGAGCAGGTTGCGGGAAAGGCTGGCCGCGCTTGGTTCAACGGAGTCCGCTCTAATATGGCGGGAAGCGGCTATGCCTCAAGGGCCGTCGATATCCCGGCTTGCGCCGTCGACAGTCCACAGCAACGGAACCGCATCTATTGGCTCGCGCTGGCCAACAGCGCAGGCCAGAGACCATATGCCCCCGCACACCCCGGAATACATTGCCGCGAAGAAAGCCCAGGGCCATGGGATGGCGAACTTGAACGACTATATGGCGCTGACAGCCAGATGGCCGACAGCGACAGTGGCGGACGTGACAGGCGGGAGGAAACATCGAAGTGGAGCACGGTCGAACGAACTACTGCTCAACGGCCTAATGGTTCTTGGTGGTCGGACGCAGAATGGACAAAATGTCACGACGGCAAGCTCCGCCGCGCCAAACCCGGAATTCCCCTTTTGGTTGATGGGCTTCCCGGACGAGTGGATTTATGGCGCGTTGCAGGCAATGCAATCTCTCCAGTACTAGCTTCTGAAGTAATCGCCGCCTTCATGGATGTCTACGGCCTGCCCGAGCTTGATCGGAGGGACGCCGCATGACCCCCACCCCCGACCGAGACGCACATGGCGAAGAGGCGCGGGAGGCACACAAGCCATGAGGGTCGTCACCGAACCTGAGTTTCAAGCCCGCATGCGCGAGTGCATGGCTTCGGTTGACCTAACCGAAATCGGCTCCGTTACCGGGCCAGGTCGGTCGGGCGCGGTTGCGGCTGTCTATGCTTCCCACATCTTGGGCGTGCCGTTCGTACCATATGGGTCTAAGGCGCCGGCTCTTGGCCGGATGCTGATCGTCGACACGGCGCGTGAAAGCGGACGAACCCTACGCAAGGCGGCACGTCGGTATGCCAACGACAACCCGGTGGTGATCGTGGCCTTCGAAGAACCGCCGCGTGTCTCCTTTTGGTACGAGGCGCGAAAGCCTCAGCACTACAGATATGAGAGGATCGCAGCATGACCAAGTCTGGTCTCGACAGAGTGCGTCCATGACGCCAGCTAACGACAATAGACCTCTCGACAAGGTCTACACCCTCGCCGAAGCTGCTGAAGCCCTTCGAATGACCACTCGAGGCATTATCAAAGTGGCCAAGCGACACGGTCTCTGCATGGTGAATGGTCGCCACATCACATTCACAACTTCACAATTGGCCGGAATTCAGGAGGCTATGACTTGGGACTCAAGTTGCTCAAGCGCGGAAGGACGTATTACGTCCGCGGGACGGTTAGCAGTACCGGACAGGACGGAAAGCGGAAAAGCATCCGCGTCTTCAAAACTACGGGCACTGGCGATCGCACGCTCGCAGAGGCGATCCGGATCAAAACTGAAAAGCGCATCCTAGACGAGGCGGTTTTCGGCAAAGCGAAAGTCGTCACGTTTAAGCAGGCTGCGGAAGAATACGTCGAAAGCGGTGGCGCGCAGCGCTTTCTATTCGACTGGCGCAAAACGGACGACACCGAAAAGGGTCTGGTGCCTCATTTTGGCGACCGCCTACTTGCGTCGATCACTCAAGAGGATTTGGACAAAGCTGCGACTGCTCTATACCCGACTTCCACTGCCGAAACGCGAAATCGGCAGTGCCACACGCCCTTTATCGCAGTATGGAATCACGCCTTTGGAAGCGAGCCGAACATGGCTCGCAAATGGAAACGCCCACGTAAGCCGAAGGGGACAAACGTGGTGCGCCTTGCCAAGCGCAGGGCGGGTACTTTTCCAGTTGAATATGAACACGCGGCCAAGTTCGTAGCGGCGATGTCGCCCGGTCCAGCGATGGTGCTGACAACGCTGTTTTTCACTGGCATGCGGCCAATCGAATTGCTCGCGTTAACCGCCGACGAGGTGAATGTTCCGGGGCGGTGGATTACGTTGAAGCACACGAAGACCGGCGAACCGCGGGGGGTGCCTATGCACGAATTCCTGGCGCCGCTGATCGAGTCACTGCTGAAGCGCAGCAGCCTAGCCGAAGATGGCCGAATATTCCGGACGCCGCGAGGCGAACCTTACCCGCCCGCCGACGACGGTGGTGGCGGATTGAAGACCGCGATCATCGGCGCACGACGTCGTTCGAGCATCACGGATGTTGCGCCCTACACAGCCCGCCATAGTGTGTCGACGCAGTTGGTGGTGAACGGGGTGCATCCACACATCAAGGATCAGATCCTCGGTCACGCAGCAGACGACATGTCGCGCCACTATACCAACGTGCCGCAGAAGCCGTTGATCGACGCCATCAACACCTTGGCCGTGCCGTCAGCTTGGCGGGCGCTGCCTTGGTGGCAGGATCCGCTCGGGTGGTCGGGCAGGTTGGCCGAGGGCACGGGTCGACGGAAGGAACTGGAAAGGAATCGGGCGGGATGA